ATGCAGAGGGGGGGTACTCTTTGCGAGACCCCTCCCCCCTACATCAAACTTCTCTACGACTTCTCAGCTTCTGCTACGAGCTCGCTTGGACTTGGTCGATTTGTTTCACGTGAAACTTTCTTGTACAGACCAGTAACGTTCTCTCGAACGATCTCGTCAATTGCTAACTCGATGGCCACGTGTTGGTCAGCCTCAGACAAATCATCAGACACAAAAGCTATTCGACCGAGCAGACCAAGGGAGTGGTACCCCTTTCTTTCATCATAGGCGTACCATTCATCATACTGATCGAAAGGGTCATATGGGTTGTCTTCGGTTGTCAGCATGACTTCTTGCATCGTTCACCCCCTTTGTTGTCATCACTCTTCTCCATGAACTGAGTTGTCAAGAGTTGTGAGTGACACGCCCAGTCTAGCTGCCACCTCTGATCTAGTGTAACCAGCAGAAAGCAAACGCTTTGCCTGTGCTGTCTTCTGTGATGTCATCAGTCTCTGCTTGCGTGGTGTAGCAAGAGAGCGAACCATCTCCATGTTGGCCTTGGCTAGGATCTGATCAAGCTTGTGGTTCGTGATGGCGCCAGCTTGAATCGCATTCCATTCATCAGAAGTGATCTCGATCTGTGTCTGGTTGGCCTTCAACCTGAGGCGCGCTTCAGCAAGAGCCTGATAGCGAACCTTACGGATCGTGTCATGATCCATCTCTGGATTGGCCTGACGTTTGGTCTTCACCACCGCTGCTGCCACTCGCTCGGCGTGGCGTTCGAGAGGGCGATTCATTATAGCCAGAGTCAGTTTTGCATTGAGCGAGTTTACTTCCTTTGCGTAAGTCTTTGCCGCAGAGGCCGAATACTTAGGGGTGGGGGTATTAATCAACTCGAGTCTTGCTTTGTTGGCCAGTCCCTTCAACTTGTTGGAATGATCTGCGTAGATCTTCTCAACACGAGTACCCATCTCAGAGACCAGTGTATGTGCGTCATTGGTCTCAGCCAACTTAGTGGAGCGCTGCTTTCTTTGTACGACATTACCCTTCTTGTCGACCTTTGTTTTACCGGTGGGTACAAACCTCTTCTCACCAGTCTTACGATCGATCGGGCCACCCTCTGTTGCATAGGCTGGACGCCTGTCGAGAACCCACTCTTGAGACGTGGCTCTAGAGATGATCGTCGAAGCCCCACGATCGGCGCCTCCTTGATACTTCTTCTTCAAGGAGGGGATGTTGTTGTCAAGAGCTGACTGCTTCCAGTTTAGCTCATGCTTCTCAGCATCGATGACAACCATCGAATGTTTTACCGCCCGTGAGATCTCCTCATGAGAAGCACCCTTGATGGTCATGTCTGTGATCAGGTTTGAGATGTTACCCATCTCCTGACCCTTACGTTCCTTACTCATCCTAGGGATAGGGCTATCCTTAGGAATCTTGTAGACCATGGGGTCAAAGTCTTTTAGCTGCTCTAGCGTGTGTGATGTCCTGATCTTTCGCTGATTATTTGGGATGACAATGACTGTATCACCATCGAAGTCAGCACCAGAAAGCTTCTTGGCAGTCTCATGGTTGATACCAATAGCGTCTTTGGCATCACCTAGAAGCTTACGAGATTCAGGATGCCGGTTGTTCACAGTTAGTTCAGGAATCTCGAATGTCCCACCGTGAGGGAATCGTACAAGGACTACTCTCTCGCCATGATCATAGCCAGGAGCATAGACCTCGGTGGACTTCATTGAGCTGATCGGAAGAATAGCACGCCATGCTTGCTTCTGGTTGATGGCTGCAGCATCCATGTGAACAGCAGAAGAATCAGCACTCTCAGCAAAAGCACGAAGAAGTCTCTTTCGAACCGTTGGGTTCGTAAGAGCCATGATCTCGTCGAACTCTTTCTGACGAGAATCATAGGCCTTGTCCAACTGGGCCTTCGCCAAAGTAGGAGCCTGCTTAGACAAGAACTGAGGAGAGAGACTTTTTGACCACGAACCCCAATCTCCTTCTTCGAACACCACATTCATTGCTGAATAGTGCTTACCATTTTCGTCAAGCAGGGGCCGAGTGACAGACCCAAATGGAAATTCCGGATCATCCTTGATCGGCTTCATGGCGTCGAGCTTGGACGAGACTTCCTTCTTGCTCTTTTTTGTGTTGAAGACAAGGTCAACACCAGGAGGAAGATCGTCTTTGTACATAGCCATGCCCTTTAGGTAGTGACCTTCACCAACCTGGACACGAACTTGTGCATAACGACTCTTACCTAGAGAAACGTCTTTGACACCGGGCCGAACGTAGATGACGCCATCTGCTTGTCCACCACCATCTTCGTTATAGTTTACCTTGACGCGATTCGGGTGGATTGCAATTGGTGGCTGATATGGAACGAAGGTTCTTCCACCATCTTGTGATACGCCACTTACGGTTTGGATCTTGTCCTTATTCTTTGCAACGTCGGCCCATGTAGTACCAGGCGGAGCAAGAACTTTTGTCCTCGTGTCGTGTCCAGCAGCGGTTCTGATAGGAACCGTGTGAGTCACATAACCTTCTTCACGAAGCATGGCTACGGCGCTGTTCAGTTTCTCAGGACTGACACCGATTTTATTGCTTACACCATCGCCGATATTGATGAGTCGCTCTGTTCCACTACCAACATCAACGTATGTCTTGGCGTCCACTTCTTCACGAAGCTTGTTGCTGACGCTTGTCAGAACATCCGCTCGATCCTTGACTCCGGGAGCAAGAAGAGCTCGAACAGAAGACTCACCAGGAAGGCCCATTCTCTCGGCGATTGCGGGATTGGACCACCCTCTGGCTTTGAGTCGCTCAGCCATTGCGATGTCGGCCATACGCTTCTGATTCAGAGCAATGGTCTTAAGTGCACGAAGGTCGGTTACAGAAGGACGAAAGACGCCTTTATGGTCTTCACGCCCAATCTCCAGAGCACGACAAATGTCCGGGTCCGACATACCCTCGGCTTTGAGTGAATCCACCATGTCGAGAAAGCTACGACTACGAGTGTTCACGCTACCACCGCTACCCCAAGGATAACGGCCAGAGCGACGAAGGATCCCGTAGTGTGCTAGATAATCGCTTTCGTCGATGACTACCACTGGGCCTCCTTTATCGCCTCGATCTGCTTGTCGAATTCGACGATGACTTCCATGATTCCAACAATTATATCTGGCTTCGGTTCGTACACCATTATCTCGTCTCTTTGATAAATGCGAAGTTCGATGTCAATCTCGAATGGACTCATAGCATATTCAAGACAGAACAGCGCAGCATAGACCTCGAGTTGCTTCATTGAAGTAGCTGTGAGGCCAGTCTTCAAATCGTGAATGCGAAGTTTATTCCTTCTGAAGGAAATAGTGTCTGCGGTTCCGAAACAGTTGTCGGAATAATACAAGCTCTGCTCACAGACCATCTTGTAGCCAATGGCGTCGTTGACGTATGTCGAAAGCGCCTGATTGGATCTGGCGAGTTTGACACCAAGACGAATTGCCTCATGAGCAAGGTTGTGTAGATCGCTTCCACGACGAGCGGCCATCATGGAGAAATAGCGGGCCTCAAGTTTCTGGTCATCATAATTCAACCAGTGATAGTTGCTTGGGCTAAGAAAGGCGTGTCTACCCGCTAGTTCCGAATGTTGATTGAAGTTCACGAAGCACCTTTTCCTCGTTCCCGGGATGAATAAAGGAGGCGAAAGACATCTTGTTGAACAAATCGACATAGTGCTTCTGGTTGGGTCTCACGGAAGCTTTCGCTGACCGCTTGAACTCCAACATGGCCCACTTGTTCTTGAACAACAAGAGCACGTCCGGGATTCCCTGATTGGTTATTGGATCCGTTCTAAGAACGAAACAGCCAGGGAAAAGGCTCTCGAGCTTCTTCACGATGTTACGCTGAAAGGTCGACTCATTCATGACACCCCCTTTCATGACGTTTGTCGGGCGAAAAAAATTAAGAGATGGGTCGGCTAGCGACTCTCCCTCATTATAGTACATGTTTTTTCTGCGGTATCATACTCTCAAAAAGATTTCTCCTCTCAACATTCTCCGATGACTTCAAAAATCGAACCAGTCGGATAAACCGGTTCTTTTGTGTAGGTGGAACGCCAGATGTCATCAAACAAAAGTCCCTCAGCTATCCCAGCTTGTACGATAGACTCGAACTCGACATTCTCCAACACATTGACAACTGAGAGATTCAGATAGTGAATCGGTTGTTCTTCTTTGAGCTGCCTTGTGTAACGCCAAGCGAAACTCTTGGGACGCCAAGCGAGGTTGTAAGCCGCTACATTCTCGAAATTTCCATCCAGGACAACAAGAGAGTCACTTTCTGAGTTCGGTACCGGAACGAACGCTTCAGCCACCATAAGGGCCACAGAACGAGTGTAGCGACAACGGTCCTCTCCCGATAGTAGTGAGATCTTGATGTGACCAAAATTGTTCGGATTGGACGACATCATAAGATCGTGCTTACGATTGTAGATACGACCAAAACTAGAAATCTCGTAGTTCGGGAAATCCGGGATGATCTTCCACTGCTCAGTTAAGAGTTGTGTAGTCATCTGTTCTTCCTGTTCTTCTTCCTAGCCCCCTTGGCCGCCTTCGCCTTCTCACGACGAACTTTCGCCTTCTTGTTGAACTCCGGCTTATTTCGACTCTTGTCTCTCTGGCGTGTACCTTCAACTGTCGGCATACCAGGATTGAACGGGTTGAAGAATCGAGTAGGCATTTCTATCCTCTTTCTACGAGTTTCATCTTTCCACTTTTTGTTACTTCCCATCTACGAAGTTTTCTTATTAAACCTTTCTCCACCGCATGAGCCATGTTTTCAGCATGCGTAATCCACTCAAGATTCAAAAAGTGTGGATTCAACTTGTTACCATCTTTATGATTCACAATAAGATCTGGCGCCTCACCATTGACAAAAGCTTTAGCCACCAATCTGTGAACTCGTTTCTGTAACATCTTATTACCTTGCATCAAAGAAACTTTTAGATAACCATACTTATCTACAGAATTTTTTAGTATTCTTCCAGTTTTGATGTTTTTGACTTTCCCAAAGTTACTTATCATGTAATTTGGAGCATCTTCAATATTTTTCCATATTTCTTGTGTCATAAAAACTCCTGTGTCAAAAAGTGTGTCAAAAATCCAAGATTTTGAGGAAAAAGTTTCTTATATAGATTTGCTATATCCATACTCTCACTACATACATTATGAGAGTATGGAGATAGATAATATATAAAGTCTTTTTTCGTCGAAATTCTTGAAATTTGACACACCGATGAGATGTAATGAAATTCATCGTAAGTAACCTTTTGTACCCCTTAGAATACCCCGATTTTCCCAACTCACCCACCACACCAGTGTGTCAAATCTCAGCACTTCTCTCTTGGGCCTCCAAAATCTCCACCCCAACGTCCCCAAACTTCTCGTGCTCGAGCAGCCATCGACGCTCGTTGAAGGTCTTTTTTTGCCTCAGAGAATTTCTTATCGCTCGGTCGACCACAGAATTTGACACAAGAATGTAGTAGTAAAGAATGGTATATTCGGTATTCAATCGGTCAATTCGCCCTTGGACTTGCTCGAAGTTCTTATACGAGTACGTCAGCGAATAGAGCACCATCGCATCCGTATCCGTGCAGTTCCAGCCCTCGGCGCCTGACACGTATTGTACCAGATACACCCATTTGTCGGTATTCGGGATCGGCTGCTTACGGTGCCCGTTCCACTCCGCAATCGGCACCATGTCGCCCAGTGTCCTTAGCAGTTCCAGCTCGTAGTCGAAGTTGTAGAATACTATCAACCGGTCATGACAGCGCATCAGAAGGTTGCGAATCATGTCCAGACGACTTGGATGGCTGTTGACGCAGCGACGCATGAGACGCCACATCTCGGCAGCGTCCTTTACAGGCTTGTCCTCGAAGAGATTCCAGCGATCGAGATAAATTTTCTTGAATTGGTCTACGTTGTATCCGACATCCAGCCAGTTCAACGCTCTCTCGGTTGTCCGGACGTATGGCATCTCGACCAGGATGTCGTTACGGAGAATCTCCAACTTGCGCTCCCCCAGATACATCCGGATCTTTGGGAATTTCGCTCGCGGCTCGTAGACAACATGCTTCAGGCGGAAGTCCGTTATGTTCTTGTAGAAGCCATTCGCAATAAACACGGGGGCATAGTCCATCCAAGTGTCGCCAGGCGTCGCACTAAGCAGGACCCATCGGTTCTTCTTGGCGATCTTTAGGAAGTTTTTTACCCATGCGCCATACCCTACGACTCTCTGCTCGTCAAAGATGAAGAAAGCATCTGTAACGCCGATGTAGTTTCCGATGTTGTTCCATGAATCGACATGTAGCACCCCGGCAACAGTTGCGCCTTCTTGTGTACCGATTCCAAAATGCACAGCCTCTCGCTCCCAGTCAAGGGAGTCGCGCTTCTTGGCGGTCGTGATGACGTAGATGTCACGTGGAGCCTCCTTTTTCATGTAGTAGCCGAGGACAGCCGCCGACTTGCCTACTCCGACTCCGCCCCACAAGACCTTACCGCTGTCAAGGTTTTCGATCGCTTCGAGCTGGTGATCCATCAACTCCATTACTTAGCTCTCCCGTCACAGGATCGATGTCTGCTAGAACAAGACCGACCATGGCTCCGACTATCACCAAAGTCTCGTCTCTCCCGTTCAGAGTACCAAAACCTCCGTTCTTTTTCACGACGTTTAACGCGTGTTCGACTCTTGCCGAAAACGTCGGATCGAATACTTTCTTTGTGTAAGAAAGCTCGATTATTTCGAAGCCGTCCATTCTCCGCACCAATCACTTTCTGTAACAACAGGCCAATATGTCTTGCCGTCCTCAACCAGCTGAGGTGGATTTCGACGACAAATGATGATGGGTACGTCCTCGATGTGCTCCTCGTCTTTTCCTATCACAGGCTCGTTGAACTTACATGTCGTACAAGAAAGATTCACTGTTTTCTCTTCCGGCACTATGAAGCCATCTACAACTTCATACGGACCACCAGAGACATCTCTAGGCCACATCGCCACTCAAGACTCATCTCTAGGACGAGTACCAGGTTGATCGATGTTTCCACACGTACAGTGGAAGACAGACAGATGTCCGCGCACGAAATGGTGATGATGCGGCCTCTCGTACGGAGCCGTGCATCCTATCAATGTGCAATACTCAGGCCAACCATCTTCTCTACCCACTCCAGGATCCTTCCTTGTTACCAAGCGCTTTGAAGATCTTCAGACACGATTGACACACCGGTCGGTTCTTCGGGTCACGGGACGGCACGAACATATGCCCACACAAGGCCGCCACAGGAATACCGAGGATGTACGCCTCTGTCACCTTGTGTTTCGGCCAGACGATGTGTGCTTGAAGTGGCTCGTCCACCCCCTCTTGTATCTCTGTCCTGTCGTCCAGGATCGTGCTCATTTGGCCTCCTCCGCCGGCTCGATCAGTAGCTCAAAACCAAGGAACTCTTTGTTCTCGCCCTTCCAACATCCACCAAGAATGATCTTCGTCCCGGCCACGATGGCATCAGGGACCGCGTCGTCGAGAAGCAGCACCGTCCCGATTACTTTCGGATCGTACCCAAGAGTGATTGGATACCGCTTCACCGATCCCCCTTCGTCTTGTTGAGAATCACGAAGTAACCGAATTCTCTTGTGGACTTTATGAACAAGCCGCCCAGCTGAATCTCGTCCTCATCCATGATGGCATTTGTCAATGTGTCGTCCTCTACAAGGATTTTACCGATGATTCTACCCGCCCTTGACATCAGCTCATACTCAGTCATTATTCCTCACTGGATAGGAAGCGGATTGACTTTGCCACACTGACAGGCAGGATCGAGGCATCCACGATCTTCGGCGATCCTGAAGCCCTCACCCATCTTACCGTTGTGGTAATGCGTGCACGCCTTGCAGGGAAACGTCACGACACGTCCAGCATTCGGGATAAGCGCGTCAGACTCACTCACAAGACGACGGATAACACCAGGGTCGAAGCCGTCTGCATGGAGCGGCTTGAACGGCCTACGCTCGGTCCCGTCCGGAGCCACGAAGCGGAAACCTTCGGCTCTCTCGTGTCCCTCGGTCTCCTCGATCCTCGCCCAGAGCCACTCCTCCCAGCTGTCCCGATTGAATGCCGCCGCAGGAACAGGATAGAGAAATCTGGTGTTCAGAGGCTTCTCTGGATGATAAGAATCCGAGTTGTTCGGGGCGATGTTCAGTGTCAGGCCGTGGCAGCCTTGTCCACGATCCTCTTCGTCGAGCCAGATCTTCCATCCAGTCAAACCGGCTGTCGGCTGAAGTTCGTTCACCGCCTTGAATAGCTCCTCCGGCCACGGAGCCACCTGCACCATCATCTTCTGCATGAACAGACTCTCCCTCACCTCGGTCCAGTTAGGATGGAGCTCCACTGCGCACCAGCTGCACAAGACATCGTCACCCTGCTCTGAGACGTGCTCAGGACAGCACTTCCACCACTTGATAGATTCTGTTCGAGGACATCTAGCGCATTGTGTCATTCTACCTCTTCTGATAGTTTTCTATCTCCGCCCTTTTCCATGCATTCTCGACGAAGGATCTCGAGCCTCTCGTCGGGAAACGCTCCACATCGATTTGCGACGATTGCAATCATGTAGGCTCTCCACGGAGGAAGCTTTCGAAGTTTCTTCTCATCGAGCTTCGGTCCCTTTGTCTCCGACAAATCTAGAAGCACGTCGTCCATAAGAGAAATGATATCGCTCATATCAACCTCGTTATGCCCTCTTCCTCTCGAGAGTTTTGACACAGAGAATCCATCTATCGAGAAATCCAGAATGGCAGCCAAGCGCTTAAGAGTGTGCCGGCTTGGGTTTCGTTGTCCCTTCTCGATCAAACGAATGGCTTCCCCAGAAACACCTACTTTGTTACAGAGCTCTTTACGAGTAAGAAACGCCGCTTCACGTTTTTGTTCGATTATCTGCCCTAAAGACAGCTCACTCATTAATAGCCCTTTCAGGGTATAGGTATGAAAAAAGAGAAGCCGCGTATTCGGCTTCCCCTTTCGGATCACTCGTCGAAGTGTTCGACAATGTTTGTGAACATCTTGTCGATCTCCTGTTGGTAGAACACGTTCAGCAGTCCTGCGTGGTTGTTGATGGCGTCAACGACTCGGTTGTGGCTCTTTCGAACCCGCCGAAGCGTGATGCCCTGAACAACGATGACTGCTGCCATGATACCAAAGGCGATCTTCTCGTCCTTGTCCATTACAAACCTTTCGTAGTGGTCTCCTCATTACGGTAGGTGTAAATTCTGCGTATAAAAAAGAGAAAGCCCTGTTTCGGGCTCTCTCCTTTCGAGATCACTCGTCGAAGTTCTCGACAATCTCCTGGAATGTCACCTCAGTGACTATCTTCTTAGCTGCGTCTACGACTTTTTCGTTTTGCACCTTCTCATCGTACAGCGATTTGAAATCTTGTACGAGTCGATTGTATTCGACGAATAAGCCGACGACGACCAGAGACAGTCCTGCAATGGCGATGTCCTTTCGATCCATTACAAACCTTTCGGTAGTGGTCTCTCGTTATACTAGGTGTATATCTTGCGACCTACCGTGGTGAATGAGGTCTTGTATCAGCATTTCCCTCACTCTATCCGAGTGGCTAACCGTCCCGTCTTGTACGGCGCCCGAGCTTGACTCGGCGTATGACCAACTCGTCAGCTGGTCAAGAATGTTCTACCGCTTTCTCTGCATCAGAGATGTAGATGTGCAGATTCGAGTATCCAACCTCAGATGACAGGTCGTGTCGAAGGTGGTAAATCTGCTCATCCGCCTTCAAGAGGACATCGTCTGTGTGCTCATGTTCGCACCGATAGATGATGCCTTCTTCCACAAGATGCTTTGCGGCTGCTTCAGTGAGTGTCCACAAAGCGCCTTCGATTATAGTAGCCATTCAGGACCTCGAGTCTCTGTGCGGATACGTGATGGAGTTCTTTGTGATACGGACGATCGGGTCCTTCGTCTGCTGGAATTGAGTTTCATGGCTCTCATGCCAGCCGATGAACACTTCGCCGTCCTGGAGTTCTTTCTGGACCCGCTCGATATCTGAATCCCTCAAGTCTCCGAAGCCGATCGTGACTCCGTCAAGAACCAACCAGAGATTCTTGTGTGCGTACTCGGCGAAGAATTGTCCGCTCGTCAGACCGAAACGACCACGTGCGACGTTTCGATGTGAGTTAGGAACCCCATGAAGTATATCGTTTGTCATTATCGCCCCGCTCTATTGAGCTTTGAAGGATTCTCCTGTAAGAATGATCTCTAAGAACCTTTCGATTAGATGGATGATTTTACGTATTATTCTCCTCATTAAAAGAGCATCCCGAAGAATTGTAGTTGATTTGGTGAAACGTGCTTTGGTACGTACAGAACACTGCTTGGGGATTCGTTCACCATTGTTTCTTTACCACACACCGAGCAAGTTCCATGTTTTTTCTCTATTTTCCTTGGCCAGTGCTTTTTGTCTCCACAAGGATTGCAGTAAGAAATGCTGTTCAACTACCCCCCAGTCGTATTGCCGCCGGATAGTACAGTGCCCCCAGAGGGATTCGAACCCACGACCGTCGGATTAAAAGTCCGCTGCTCTACCAACTGAGCTATGGAGGCGGTACTCTATTGGGCTTTTTTCTCTTGGACGAGACCGCAGTCAGAGCATTTACGAACATTGAAGATAATGTCGAATGTTTTAGTGAAGCTGTGATCTTCTCGTTCGTAGACTTCTGTGAATGGACGAAGCTCGGTTTCCCAGGCGGACCAATCGTGCCGATGAAACATCACATCAAATCCTGACTCGAGATGACTCGGATGAAGTCCACGATCTCGTTCATCTTCTTCTCACGCTCTTCGCCAGAAAGAGTGACGTCATGACCAATCTTCTGGATCTGATCGTAGGCATCGACAATCAGAGTGTGCCGTTTGGTGATTTTGTCGTTGAATGCCTTCCGCTGCTTCTCAAGCAGAAACGACGTGAGGACCATACCAAAGCTAGCGCCTTGCATGAACCATGTAAAAGCAATTACCCTTCGATAGGCTTGAGGCGAAACGGTGATTCTCTTCACTAATCCTTCTTGAGATAGCGGACGGTCTGGATTAGGATGAAGAATAGGATTGCCGCCAGCAGTCCTGTGACGACCTTCTCCGTCTTGTTGAAGTTATGTGACATTAGCTTCCTCCTCATTATCTGTTTTGAATTGGAATCGCTCGATCGAGTACCACCAGCCATCGGCCATGTAGAACTGGATCATCTCCCTCTCAAAGTCGAGAGGTAGAGCCGAATACAACTCGGGGTAATTCTTGGGGAAGTCTTTCTCGTCCTTCTGATACTTGGAGAAATCACCAACAGCGGCTTCTGCGTCCTTCACAGATGTACCAACATACATCATTCGTACCGGATCGTCATTCCAAGAAGGACCTTTGTTCTTCGATGTGCAATAGACCCACATCAGTGAGGCACCAGTTGGTTCATCGATTTTGCGGCGTCCTGAGGCGTAGACAATTGCGTCATCCGCGTCGTCTCGACATTTCCATCAAGAAACGCCTTCGAAAACGCAACGGCCACTTCAGCGTTTGGAAATGGGCCGATGACCGATGGAAGGCTCCCGCTTGTCGGACCACCTTCGATCCAGACGAGCAATGCTGTTTCTGCCATTATGCTCCTTGCGCTTTCCACCAGCATACGGGCCATCCGGAGCTGGTTCCTTCTCGTGGATGGATGCGTTGAGCCCACGCTTGAGCAGCAGCTCTCTGCTCTTCGTAAGACTCTGACCCATCGATCCCGACTTTTGCTGCTGTGTCTCTGGAGAACTGGAAATACCCGACGTAGGGTCCACCGCAGTGGCCAGAGGCACACTCGCAGTTAGCCAGTCGTCTCCAAAAGTCTGAATTCCCGCTACTTGCAGAGGCAGCAACCGTCGTTCTTTGTCGTGTCGAGCTTCTCGAGGCCGTCTGTTTGGCTTTCTCTGTCTGTAGCTTCTTCTCAAGCTCTGAAACTCTGTTCTGTTGTTCGGTATGCAGGCGTTCTAGCTCAGCAATTCTCTGCTGTGACTCAACGTACGCCTTGGAGGTATTTTTCAAGGACTGTTTCGTTGCTGTCTGTGTACCCTTGAGAATGATGTAGTCTGTTTGAAGCTTGCCTTTCTCGGAGGTCATATCATCGAGTTTGTTCTCGGCAGTGATCCACATGACCGAGGTGAAAATTAGAACGATGACCGACGCGATAATCAGTGCTTTTCGCATTCTCCTCATTCTTGTTTGGGGGAAGTTTTACATCACATAACGGCACTTCGCCGGACTTGGCTTCACCGTAACAATACCGTACACCACTTTACCTATACCACACCCAGCCTCACAGGACCGGTACATCGCGTTACCAACACTACACACAACAGTGCGTTACCAACACTACACACAACAATACTCTTTCACTACAGGTCAGTACCTTACGCAACCCTACCTCTACGTTATCGGACCTAGCGTTACCGCCACCGTACGTCTCAACACGATGCCGTTACGAAACGAGATATGACGGTACCCCACCTTACCTTTACTAAAGCGCACATAGCCTCACATCATCACCACACTACACCGCTGTGCGTTACCATTACTCAACCGCGCTTGACACAACCGTTACGGTGCGGTATCAGACCCCGCCATACCATCACAAAAAAGCAAAAGGGCAGATTTAGAGTCATACCCAGGACTTTGAATCACTTCTTGTTGTTGAATTCCACCACCTTGAAGCGACCGTACCCGCCGTTGCGCCACTGGAGCAGCCCGCAGAACTCCCCATATGACAAGACGGAACGAAGGGCGTCCTCTGTTACCTTCGACTTGTCGAGAACCATGATCGTCAGATTGTAGTGGCGGCCAGGACTGATAATGTCCGATCGCACCACCGAGACTCGCGGGCCCTGCATCGTCATCGCACGCAGAGGCCTCTCGAGCACGTCGTCAGGCTTCTCGGCCAACATGATTGACCGTGGCATAACGAAAACCGTGTCGTTGATATGGGATCTCAGATTCTTGATCCCGATCGAATCCTTCAGAATGTTTCCAGCATTCTTGAGGAACCCTTTGAACTGGTAGTCCATCAGGATCGGATGGCCTTCGTCATCCTCGTAGAATCCGGTCCACCCCCGCGCCTCGATTTCTTCTGGCACACGATTGATGTCCTCTGCCGCCTTCTCCTTCTCCATCTCTGTCTTGGCATGATCCATGATAAAGTTCTCGAAGACGTTTCGATCCTTCGGGATGGTTCCGAGAATCGGTTCCATGAGCTCGAAAGTTAGGTCATACTCATTCCACATTGTCAGTTCTCCTTAAATGTTGTGGAACATAGAGATTAGTGTGGTCCATAGCAGGTTCGCCAAGGGCTGGAGGGCGCCTGACTTCACTATGACAAAGGGCCTTTGCTCTTCTAGAGCCCACCCACGATTACTACTGACCACTTCTCACGTACCAGATGAGAATAACCACGAGTTGTTGAAGGCCGAGTACCAGCCATGGCTGTTTTAGGCCTCCTTCAACAAACTCATGGGACTTGCTTTATATTCAATACCGCCTCTGTTCAAAAACAGCTCCGTCGATTCCGATCTCCTCGTCGCCCAAGAGACACAGACTTGCCGTTCCGTACCAGCAGTATCCATATCTCTCTTGACGGGCCGGTTAGTCGTTCACGACATCAACGCTGTCGTCACCCACGGTACCGTGCAGGATCAGAAGTTAGTGGGTTAGACTCGACGGTCTCGGTTTGAACAAGTCCGTGAGGTACGCCAAGTCAACGGACGGTGCACCTCCCCACGCTTAGAAGACGTAGGAATCCGCTGTCCCCACTTTACAACTCTCCGCCATCGAACACATGCCACACCATCATTCCGCAGATAGCCGTGCCGACGTACTTAGCCGAATCTTCCTCGGATGGAGCCGGGTTTCCAGAGCCGACAACAGCGATCAGTCGCTGAACTCTCTCTGCACCAGGATCGATCAAAGCCCACAACATCGGAAAGACTCCAAAGTAGGCATGGCCTTGGGAAAGACTCGACTTCTCTTGGCCGGCAACGTGAAGAATCTCAGCGCCCTTCGTCATCCAGATCTTCTGTACGTCGGCAACCTCCAGCTCGTACTTCCAGATCTCCCTCATTCCCCCGTCAGCTCCTTGCGAACACCTTCCAGCGTGAGACCTGACATGATCTCACCTTCGGAATACGTGTCGGGACCGGTCGAGTCGTTGCGTGAGACGGCGCCCATCGTACCGCAATTCCTCAGCTTGCGGGCATCGTCGGCGAAGAACTTGACGTCTCCGATCTCGAAGACCACTTCAGCGAATGGCCCGCTGAAATACCCCTCTGCAACGAGAGTGTCGTTCTTCCTCCAGAACACCTCGGCATCGCCGAAGGCGTGGTCCTGCAGCTCCTCACGCACACAACCGTTGAGAAGCTCTGCTGCTCGTTCGACTTCCATTATGCTCCTTTCCAGAGCGTGAAGATGGTGGGCCAGGGTTGTTATCCCTGTAACACAGTTTCGGCCGAACGGTAAACGACCCCTAGGCGTACTCCCAACCCACCACGAATCGTCAGTCTCCAGGATCGCTTGCGGTTCCAGTCTTGTATTTCACAAGACCGCGTTTCCGATTGACTGCTTGCGGTGGATATTCCTTTCGGATCTCCACCAACTTCCCGTTCTCGTCGTAGATTCGTCTTTCAACGATCCCGAAATCGAGAACAACGATCTCCTCTTTCACAGAGGCCTCCTTCGTAGCGGAACTTCCGCACATTATTAAAGCCACGAAGGATATAGCGAGGGTTCCAGTCTCGTAGTCACCCACAACCTACGCCGTCTTACATATTCCGTGTTGTTCCCCGAAAACGGTAAGCAGGCACGGGCTCGCTGTATTTACCCTCCAGCCGCTTGAGGGCCTCCTTTCGGAGGAAAAATCAGTACGTCAGAGAACCGCTCTCGATGCCGTCGCAGAGAGCAAGCTTCTCCTCCATGGTGAGCGACTTCAATTCTTCGGCAAAGTCCTGGAGCTTCTGCCCTTCTTTCAGCTCGAAGAACTTCTTGAGTGTCGAGACGCTCGGCTTGCGATCTTCCTCGGGCAACGTTTCTCCTTTATTAATTTGAGAATGAGCGTAGAAAGAGCCGGGCAATTGTTTCCTAAGGCCTTAGGGGGCGCCCACTGTCTATCAGCACCAGCCACGCCAGAACTGGTAGCTCTCTCTACTTTAAAAGGGCATACTGGGCGGTTCCACCCTTTCTTCGCTGGGTATGCCAGCCAACGCCCGGTGGACGGACAAGGTCCTTCCTCTCCGAGTTCCACTCACCTCGGCGGTTTGTTCTCGGCTTCGATATGGAGGTTCAGCCTCTTATCTATACGAGTGGTAGCTCGCACTACAAGTCTCTACCAAGACCTGTCAACTGAGGTTTCGGACACGCATCCAGAGCGGCCTGACCAGAAGTGGCGGCTTCTGTACAGACTGTAAGAATATGGCCTATTGAACACTTCCTAGCGCCCTGACGCTCTGAGCTTAAGCGCTGTTTAACGTCGCTCAGACGACGGTGAAACGAATGATCCACGGGCAGCTGCTTTGAGGCCAGTATTCCCAATATGGACCAGGAGGCTCTACGCCGAGCCAACCACGCGCATCGCACTCATATATCGGCAACGGTCCATCAAGCCCCAAAAGTTTCTCGATCTTGATTCGAGAGTCTCTCGAGAGCTTCTTTTTATCGAACGCCACATAACCCATGTTGATCATGGTTGGAATACCTTAACAAGAAAACTCTGTGGTGAAACCTTCGTCGAGGAGGCGCAATATAAGATCTGCGAGACCTTCGTCAACTTGGATTTCCTTGCCTTTGTGATTAATCGTGACTTGCCGATGCATCTTTACTTCTTGGCGTACTCGCCACCGCCGGTTCGACGGTTGTGCTCGTCTCGCTCGGCAGCAAGCTCCTCCTCCTGCTTCGCCTTGATCTCCTCGTCTCGATTGTAATCGGGAAACTCGCTGTTCTGCTCTTCGGCCATTTCATTCCCTTCGTCGGTTTTCGGAAAAGAAAATAAGAGAGGACGTGTGGCTAATGAGGCCACGTGCACTTTTATGCTTCCTCTCTCATTATACCACGTGTAAATCTTGCGTGCTCAGACTCCAGCGAAGATTTGCAGATCTTCCTGAAGAACTTCACTGCGCACAACTTCTCCGTCCATGAAACCCCATCGGACGGTCACAGACAGATTACCGTTTACTTCCTCAACTACCCCAACAGGACCATCGGTCCCTTTACGACAGACATGATCGTTCACACAGAATATGAACATTAATCCTTCTCGAAGACGTTGTGATGAACCTCTTGGGGAACAAAGTCTGGACAGTCGCAAAGCTCGCCGGCTTCGTGAAATTCTCCAGGAGCTGTCACGTCATATCCATAACAACGGAACTCAGCCATCGGATCTGTTGGGCTTACGTTCTTAGAATCGTCCAAGCGATGCCAGTCTGAAGGATGACTACATCGTTTGCAGTTAAGCATTACGAGCTCTTAGACAATTCTTGCAAGCTTCAGCATCTTTGTCGAAATTCCTCGCTTTGTCGTCGAGCTTGACCAGCGAGGAAAAACGTAGACCACACAACGAAACACGAGACTGCTTCACCACGAGATGCTTCTTCATCCCTAGATGTCTCTGGTAAATATCGTAATCGACATCTCGACTGTTAGCCACCAACGCCCACCTTCTTCTGTGACTCGTCGCTGTTCATGAACTCGACCCACTTTTCGATATCTGGAGTGTTCGCCGTGAACTGCTCCGTGAAAATACGTCGAGAATAACAACGAATGTTGTCGTCCATCTTTGTCATCCAGAATCCAGGATAGATCCTGAAGACATTAGGCACCAGACGTCGGTCGACCTGGATGAACTTCTGACCGTTGTCCTTCTCTCGAAGAGTGCCGGTGTACTTGGCAATCTCCGAGATGTTCTCCTCCGTGACCTCTACCGCCTCGACGGTGAAAGGCTTACGAACATAAGTAATAAACTCCATCGTCTCAAATATCCTTGTTGTTTAGTCTGTCGTATGTGCTGGTGACGACTGTTACTCCAGTCAGGAGGCCAAGCAGAAATACGCCCGCTCCGGCAATAAACGCAAGAATCAAATCTCCTCCTTTCCTAGCAACCAGTCTGCGACTTCGAGAATGAGACGAACCTTTTGCTCGGCCTTGGTCACAGTGTAACCGGTGCCAAAAGGATTACCACTACGATATGATTCGAGCCCGCATTCCTGGATGACCTTGTTGACGAAACTCTCTGCTAACTCAAGCGCTTCCGCTCTCGTCATGAAGTTCCCCTCCACCGTCCACCCCCTCTGAATATGGAATCGACTCGTGCAGAGGCTCTCGCTTCAAATCGGTAGCGCCCTCGGAGAGAAGGTAATATGTCTTACCTCCGTCGTTCGAAAACGCTTCTGGGTTTCGACTGCTCTGCCAAATATCGCTTTCCTTGATCTCGTTCCACTCTCTTGGATTGTCCGTCAAAGGAGTGACGTGCTTCCATTGGAGAAGATCGTTAATCAGAGGAACGGTATAGCTGGCGGAACCGCCGGAGTGCCCCATGTCCGCAAAGGCTCGAATAACTCGGAGAACTCCGATGTTGAAGTCCTCATCATTACCAAGACGTTCCAATTCTGATCTTGCGTGCTCCACAAGATTGCTCGGCTCCTGCTTTCCAGAGGTGAGAATATGAAGAATCTCCTCGGCAGCATCCTTCACCGCAGCATGGATCTTGACATCCTCTTCGTTCTGGAAGATCTCCTTCGCCGTCTTGACGAGGAGAGGGAATTTCAGTCCGTCTTCCGGCTCGTCGAATGAGAAGACGACTACGGCCTTACCGGTCATCTTGCTCCTTCAAAGCATACTTGCGCTCGAGCTCGTCTTCTTCGATGGTGACGAACAGCGACTGCAGATATGCCTTCGTACCGCTCTTGTCACCGACCACCCAGTCGTATCCCCGAGCAATGAGGTCTGCCGTCTGAATATCGGCCCAGTCGAGAACCTCGATCGAGTCGTTGTCCAGATGTGTTCGACCGGTCGACGTGATCATCACTACTCGAGGGGGACGGTTCTTGAAGTTGACTGCGACCTGGATATACGGAGTGTCCTCCTCGCCCTCCTCACGAGCATCCAGGTACTTGACGTTCCAGCCGTCCTTCTCCATGATCTTGGCCGTCTCGGCATCGAGGATCACCGCAAAGTTGCGATCACCCTCTCGATTGTACTGACTCTCCTTGCCGGAGAAGTTCCGGAAGATGAGACGCGCATCCTCGACCATGAAAGTCTTTGCACCATCAGGCATTACTGTCCTCCAAATTAACTGTCTTGAGTTGATCGGTATTCATCCGAGATATGCCCATCACAAGCCCGTAGACTTCAGGATCGAAATCGGGATGACTCTGGAGATCCAAATATGAGCGTTCGAAGTAATCAGCGCCGGTCAGTGGTTTCTCCAGCGGCACTTCCGTCCTTTCTGATGGATACGATGTTCTGATAGTTGAAAAGTCGTCCGGTTACATCCTCGATGTAGATTGGATGTCCGTTTCCGTCGATGACGTGCTGCTTTACTCGGATTCTTCGAATCCCACCGTCCCTGAACTCTACCTCGTGCATTCCAAGATGCTCTTCTTCATTAATGTCAAACATATTAATTCCTTAGGAAAGAAATGCTCTGAAATCACCAGCGGAATCGAATTGTGCAATCGCTGATTCTGCTGCTTCTCTCAGCTTCTCGAAATAGTCTATGTCGATATGAAGCTCGCCGATCTTGTTGCGATCTGCAGCAACATCTCGTGTGATCCACTTGTAGCCTTTGGTTCCAGCGACAGCGTACTTCTTGTCGTCCTTCACCCTCCACAAGTCCCCTCCGCCGTCCATCACTGGAACAAACATGCCGGTTTGACCGACGTGTACCATGTTCTCGAACTCTCCGGTTCCCGAAAAATCGAGATACATGGCTCCCTGTGTAACCGTTCGGGCCTCACAGAAATCGTTGAACGTGATGTCTTCCTTCTTGAACAGCGTCTTGAAGACATACGGATGCTGGAACTGCGCTCCGACCGCCACCCACTTGTATGTTTCGCCGTCACTATACTCATGTGCACCTGTTCGATCCTCGTATCGAGCAATATAGACCGCATCGTTCACGAGGCAGAACTTGTTGTACGTGACCTCGTGTTCGAAGTCGTACCCATACTTCTTTCCGAAATCGATGACGAAATCGATGATCTCCTGCGTCGCTTCCGGGATCTTGATGGAGTCGGTCTTGATGTGAACGACCTGGAAGCCCTTCTCCTGAACTGCGTGCTTCAAGTCGATCATGAAGAGGGCGCCACGCTTGGCTACGATGTTATCTTTATTGCGGTTATCTCGAAACGGGTTCTCAAATCTGGCGCTAGTGAGTCCATAGACGATGTTGATAACGATCTTAAGAGCGTAGGCAAGTGCCTCAGCATCTTTATCGTCTCCGAGAAACTTTCCGAGCTTGCCGCCAAGAAGCACACGGGCTTTGTCGTAGTCCTTACGCTTAACAGCCAGACGAGCTTCTTTGAGTGCTGAGAAGTTCTCGGTGTACGGCCCGAATAGATCAAGTCGCTCGATACTCGTCGGATGCATAGACGCCACATCCAGAAGGGCAACGTTCGTGTATATACCAGGCTCGGCATAAACATAACCACCTTCACCGACTTCTTCCCCTCGGTACATACTGACATTACGGTACCCCTTGCCGCTTTCATCTCTTACGGAATTAAATTCGTACCCTGGGAATTCCTTGCTCAGATCGGTGTAGACGAACTTGCGTTGTGGACTCCTGTCGTCTCCAAATATGATCTTCGCAGTGTGGGCCTGCGTGGTCTGGTTGACCGACAGACCAGAAATATCAGCCAAAATCTGGCGAGCTACGAAGTCCTGCTTACGATCCTCGAACACCGCTTCTGTAGCCACAACGTCATTGCAGCAATAGTCTACAACCTTGGACCACATTCCCTCGGGAACAGGCTGCTCCCACGGAATATCGAGCTCCATGTGAAGGATGCCAAGCTCCAGTTCGAATTTCTTCAGGCTTTGCTTCTTCGAGCTGAAGTCATAGATATCAGCGTAGGAGATGTTGTAGGCCTCTCCGAAATATGCATTCCGATCGTTGCTGAAGATGAGCTTTTGACTGAGATGGAAGATGTCTTCGAGCGATTGCCCTAGATAGCGAGCATAGAGAATATGGTTGTCGTATCGACGGTTGTTGAACCCCACAAGCCTCATGCCAAAGAGCGGTTCGATTTCTTCGGGTTCGGGATTGATCATCCTAACGACTGTGGCATCCGGTCCTTGATGCTTCCAACACACGACAAACAGATTAGGATACACCTCGACATCGAAGAAAGTCAGAGGAATATCGTCGCCATCCGTCTCGGGCATCGAATTCTTGCCGACGAACTTCATCTTTTGAACCATTTTGATGCAGTAGTCGGACTGATTCGAGCTCTTAGCAGCAAAAGTCAAAACATCAGAACGCATGTCCTGAACATCATAGGCCATTCCCGATTCGTAAGCCTCCTCAAGGATTTTGTGGATGAAGTCGATGGACGGCTTCGTTCCCGGGTGAATCTCCTTGCGAAGGTTGCGGGCGATCAGCTCACGGAGGCCCTTTTCTGTCTTGATGCTCTTGTCCGTAAGCACAGATTTCTCCTTCTTCGGCAAGCCCCCATCGAGAGGCGTAATGTTCATTCCGTTGCTCTTAGTCAACTTCCTTCGAAGGGAAGCATCGCCGAGAAGAGTCTTTACTTCGATACCCACATCATAAACAGAAGCAAGCTCTCTTACGTCTCCAGTGTAAATATAGTGTAGGTGAACGCCTTTACCGCTCTGGCTCAACTCCGTGTATGTAGCAGGCCAGCGTGAAGCTTGTTCGAGATTCAGCTCAAGATCCTTCTCCCCTGTGTCGTCCACAAGATCGAAGTCGATGACGATGTGGTTCTCCGGCACCTTGACGAAATGCAGCTTTGTAGTGTCGATGTCGGAGAGAGTCGTCGTGACATTCGTCCACTTCTTCTGAGGGTTCCCGTCCTTGTTGGCATACTGCGCCGGAAGACCCGGGTTTTGTTCGTCAAATATGGATGGACCATCATTCAGCTCGATCTTGTAAATACCCTCAGGTTTGATTGGAAGTTCTGTAGATGGCCCTGAGAGTTGCAACCGTTTGAACCCACTGTAATAGCTTCGCACGTTTTGACCATCCACCCTTGCCCGTTCCTCGAAATTATCGAAATAGTTCTTGAGCTCCTCCCGGAATTTGTATTGAGGAAGCATTTTGTCGATGCCTGTTTCTTCGCAGTATTCCTTGTAGATCGACCAAGCACGCTTTAGAGTGATTCCGTCCTCAGCCTTGAAAATATCGAAGTTTGCCTCGACGAAGTTGTAGAAAATATCCGTCTGAAGCATCATGACCGTAGGCCGATACGTGCTGTAGTAGTTCCTACCCATCGACTTGTATCGATCAAGGCAATGTTTTGCGATGGCACCGAGCTCGAAGTCAATCTGGTCCATCAAAGCATGGTACGTATTGTTCTCGATCGTCTTCTGCGTGGGCACCACGTCGATCAGACGGCGCAGAATACCACTCTTTGCGTCTGTAATCTTGACAGGGACGTTTGTACCCATGAACAGAAATGCACGTGAGCGAGTCTCGAACGGTGCCTTGTACTTCTCATTCACCGTCATCAACTCATGAGCTACAATCGAGTTCAGTTTCGTGTTGTCGTAGATCCTCGAGAGATCACCATCGTGCTGAATAGCGACGAGAGGATTGGACTTGAAGGCTGAAGTAGCGAAAGTATTGTTGCTGCCAGCGAGTTCTCTGGCGTCGAAGATCGAGACGTATCCATCGAACAACCTCTGGATGATGTTGAGAATGGTGGACTTACCGCTACCGGGTGGACCATAGAAGACGAGGAACTTCTGGATGAACTTCGAGTCTCCAGAAACAACCGCTCCTATGGCCCACTCGATCTTTGCGCGCTCTTCCTCGTTGTAGAGAGTTCCGACGATGCTGTCCCAGGCGTCGTGAGGCCCGTCGTTGAGAGAGTAATCAAGTCTACGACTCGCATAGTCCTCTTTCTTCACCTCTGTATTGGCGAATACTAGGTTCTCGTCAAGATTGTGGCTGTTGTTGCCACTGTTTCGAACGAACCTCTGGAACTCGTCCCACAACTTCGTGCTGTTGGATTCCATCTTGGCCACTTTGTAGATGAGGCCAGTCTTGGCTTCCTGCTCCTTGGCGTACCGATCGAGATCAGCATCGACAAGGCGCTGCACGTCGTAGATATCGGTCGACCAAAGACCTCGTTCCTCATCCCAGATAGCATAGAAAGACCCGCCACGGGTCATGAGATCATTGGAGCGTCCGACCTTCCAATCCGGCCTGATTTGAAGGGTTCCGTCTTTCTTCTCATTAACAAAAATGGTGTAAAAGTCCACAACCCTCCTTTCTACATTAGGCCGTTTTCATCCAGGTACTCGTTGAATTGATGCCAGATCTCAATGGATCTTTGGTCACAACTTGGGTAGCGCAATGGAAACAATCCGCCGTATCCGTTCGGGTCGTACTTTCTTTCTATAAATATCCCCAAAGTGTCTCTGATTTCACGAACCGAAGAACCTGGAACTCGCCTGTACTCGTCAAGACCAAGGTTGGTCATGAAAGTCCAGAACCAGTCACGATCAGGAATATCGGTTTGAAACCAAGCTCTCTTGGATAGAGCAATGAGCATCTCCAGAACAGAACAAGGTTGACTGAGCCAGTTCTGATCTTTTTCCCAATCGGTCTCGATAAGGAAATCTGTCCTTAACTCAATGCCGTCTTCCGCCCGATTCTTGTCCATCTCCATGAGCCACTTGAATTCTGTGTTGTGCAGAATCCCGAGCAAATCATGGTAAATGTGAATACTTGTGTCCAACACCTTTGCGCAGAGCCAGTTGAAGTATTCGTTTTCAATAGGCTCTCTCATATTCATTCCATCTTGAATTTCGTGTGTTCAGAATGCCGATTATCTCGAGCACGCCTTTTGTTTTCGATTTCCAGACCAAGTACCTCGACAGAATATAGACCTTCATGGCGAAGAATCTCGTATTCTGCCTTGTTCTTGTCGTTACGCACGTAACAAACGCTCGGATCCCCAGAACCGTGACCGAAATTCAGTTTACCAACGATGTTCTTGTGGTTGTAGACGGGTTTGTCGTCCTCATCCACCAGAATATCGTCGCCTGCGTAGTAGGTCAGAGTCATCTGAGTGTAGTCCTTCTCGTCTGCGAAGAACTCGTCCTTGTGCAGAATATATGGTTCTGTATCAGACCGTTGTCTCTGCTCAAGCTCATAATCCCAGTCGCCGTCACCATTGTTGGCAAAGACGTTCTTCGGTTGTACGTCTCCGTCGTAAATATAGTCTTCTGGCTCTTGCGCGATGATAGGTTTGAGCATCGCTGTCTCATTACCGAGCGTAGATTGAGGAAGCTCTTCCATCGGTTCTTGATCCTCGGGCTTCTGCTTCAATTGCTCTTCGACGAAATCCCGAACCTTTGGGTCGATCTCCATCTCCTCGGCTGGAACCACCAACTCGGCATTGTGATTCGGCTCTTCATGCTCATCCAAAAAAGCTTCGACTTTCTCTGAGAGCTCTTCGAAATTCATCTTCGGAACGACATGAAGATCGCCTTTGCGACGCCGGGCCAGGAAATATCCCAGCCCGACACCGGCTCCGAAAGAAACGATTCCAACGACAGAAGGAATCGACGCTGGATGATTGAGGACATTACGCAGTCGTTCGTTCATTACTCCTCCTTAGATCTTGTCGTAAATGATGCCGTCGACGTTGAAGTCGAGCCAGATTGCGAACTCCTGGCCGTTGATGAACCTCGCACTCTCTGGTCGGAACAATCCGAAGTCGATATAGTTGTCACCTTCGTCACCGACGACCCATCCGACGACACACCCTGGCTGACTCCGTTCGAAGCCCAGAGCGTCGTACACGTCATTCAAGAACACGTAGCCTTTTGCCTGCAGCTGAGTGTTGAAATAATTCTGCGCTGCGGTGATGAATGCTCGATTCATGTCGGTATTCTTGACGTAGTTCGCATTCGTCTCGTCGAAGCAACGAGCATAGGGCGAGAATTTGTTCGGATCGCCAATCGTCTTGACGTTTTTCTTCTTACCTTTGTCGTCCTCGATCTCGTTGTCTTCCATGCAACGATACAGCTCGAGTTCCCGCTCTTCGCCGATCTCCTGGCGAACACGCTCACGATAATCGTCGTAAGCCTTCGTGACAGCCGCCAGAGTGGCCGACAGAGCTGCATTTCGCTTGGACAGTTCCACGTGAGATTTCGTAAGTGCTGCGATCGAGATCGTTCCGAGCAGAATTGACGGCGCATACAGCTTGCCGATCCTTACCAGACCATTCGTCTGTACCCGAGCCATCGACATGTAATATTCGTGATCGGACAACTTCTGACCGCGATCATCGCCAATCGCTCGAAGGTCCTTCACGTCTTGAGCATCACGCTTGATTTCGTCGAGATTCTTCTCGAGCTTGAGAGTCGCACGGCAAGCGAGGACCGTACTTCCGACGACTCCGATGACGCCGCCAACGAAGAAAATATGCGGCGAGTTCTTCTGAGCCAGAAGCATCTGACGGCTCAGGGATCTGGTAAAGCTCTGAGGCACAAGCTTCATATTATTTACCTAGCTTTCCTTCTGACCTGAATCGAATATAGATAGCAGTTACCTGTGCAGGCGACATCGAGTCGACCTTGGCGTGCCACGAATCAGAAGTGGGATACGCCTTCTTCAATTCCTCTCTTTTCTGAATTGTATCGTCCATTGAACCATCCTTCGGGGAAGTGCGATCGGTTGATCGTCAATTATGAAATTGGTTCTGCTGGAGGAAGCTCGATCAAATATCCTTCACGGATCTGGCGAATCGGGGCATCTACTACACCTACCCAACCCCATTTGTAATGCACGTGATTCGAGGGCTGACCCATCAACTCGTTCAAATCCGAGATTGTGGCAATGTCGTATGATTCGATGATGGTGTTCAGACCCTCCAGCACTCGTTCTGCATCTTCTCTCGAAGCTAGAATGGCATAGGTATCGTCATCTGGTCTGGACGACCTCGGACCAATCGTCGGTCTTGGAGCCATTCTCGGATCTCGAGGGTCTTGCCAACGACTACGATTTATCGGATTGTTGTACGTAATATGCGTTCCGTGCTGTCGTCGTCTAGAACTTTCACCATAGGCGATCCTACGGATGCCGCTCTCGACTCCGTCTACAACCATATTCTTGGCCGCTGGCACGAGAACTTCGAGAAAGACGTAGCGAGAAACGCTCTTGAAATCCGCCTCCACGAAGAGGTCTTTGATCCGTCTCCCAAGACCCTTCTTCTTGACCACCACCTCACCGGTGATGACTTTTCCGACCTTCTTTTCAGGAATATCTCGCTTGGACTTCTGGCTATTAGCTTGATAATCTTCCATTAAACGTCCTTAGGGGGTTGGAACCGTGTCGACTGTCGGTCGATCTGAGGTCTGAGGAAGGCTTTGCAGCTTGTCCTGGTCAACTACCGCTGCGAGATCCTTTGGAAGGATTCCCTTGATGAATAGTGCAACAGCGTTATCGTCCGTCGCAAGCTCCATGAAAAGTGCCTGATACGCAGCCGTTTGAGAGAACTCTTCACGAAGTTGATCGTTCTTGATGAACCGCTTGCCGTCCTCAGACTTTTGACCATAAGCCATAAGAACCAACGTCTTGAACTGTACGATGAGTTCTTTGGCGTCTTTGGTATCAATGATCTTTTGAAGGAACGCGTGCATCCCTTCTTTGTATTCGACATCCATTTCAACCAATTCCGGCTTGGAGATGTTGAAGTAGAAAGTCTCGGTGACCGTGTTACCGTTGAAATCTTCGTAAGTAATGTCCCGCTTGAGCATTCACGTTCCTTTTTGATGAAAACAAAAAATCAGAGCCTGTGCGGTTGCACAGACCCTGACTTTCGTTGACTAGATGTCGATGACTTCGTCTGTCACCCCGTACCGGTTCTGGAAGTACACGTCATACGCGTTCTCCACCAGCTTGTGGGCGATGAATCCTGCCACTGAGGCAAGAACCATCCTTGCAAGTTGATGCCGAACTGGCATCTGTACTGCCTCGACCTTCTCGAGCTCCATTGAAATCCTTTCATTAGTCTCCTATTATAGGAGGCGTATTACTTGCGAGCTACAACGGTTGAACGTAGTTATAGTCGATTGCCAAACATGGCTCGTCGTTCTCGGCGATGGTCGCTGTTACATCAAGCTCCATCAGTCCTCGATCAAGGTTCCATCCGTTGAACACCGATTCCTTGGTTATCGGAAGTCCAATCAGAATATAGAACTCGCTGAGACTCACAAGCCTCTCGTGATTAAGCTGGAAGTTGATCTCGTTCTCAGCCTTCCGCAACTCTTCCATGCCGCTTCGGAAATATCGAGCTGATCTGATGTCCAAGCACAACACGTTACCTTTACCGACAACGAGAATATCTCCACCGAGAGGCGTTGAAGTCACACGAGCTTGAGCAGCGTTGTCATGTACTGTCTGCTCTTTGTTCTTCCCGATCTGCTCGACCACTTTCTCCTTGTACTCGGCGAACGCCTTTTCCGTCAGAGAATATGCGGTCACAGCAGCTGCCGTACGACTGTTTCCTGCTTTGTTGGAACCGAGAATGCAGGCGATAGTCAAACCGCCAGAGATACCGGCCGGAATATAACACTTCCAGACAAACTTTGCCTTGTCCTTGTTGGACATGGTCGGGTCTTGCGACGACAGCTTCGAGGCTGCCTTGAACGAAGCCTTGCTTGCCAAATATGCAGTCGAGACAACGCCACTCACACCAAGCGCTGTGAGAATCTCTGGTGAATTGGACTTCAACGTCTTGATGACGTTGTTTGCGAAGTTAGTCAGAGTCATTCAGCTCCCTTAAATTATAGACTTCGAATCCATCAAACAACTTCTGAAAGAAGACGTCCACCGGATCTTGAAGTTCTTCGCAGGTCAAAGCGACTTCGGTGCGAAGTGTGCACCAGTCCCAGAATTTGAGCATCTACCTGTTTCTCATCTCCCTGACGAATATCCAGATGAGCCATAGCCCACCTGTGATCGCGACCATGAAAATGTCAAAGAGGAAAGCGCAGATCGTGTAGTTACGCCTGCGGCTCATCCTCATCGCCCCCGAGCTTTGACGACAGCTTGTCGGTGACTTCCTCTGTCTTGTTGAGAACACGCTCACGAACGTCGTCGCTCACACGCCAGTGCAAAGCGGTTTCCACGACAGCCACGACGATTCCGATCTTGATCAGCTCTCGTAGGCCCAAGCTGACTTTAACAGTCACTGTCTGATCGAAGCCTTGAATCTCTTTCACCTTCATTACGTTCCTTTCGGTGGAAAATAAAAAGAGGAGATGGGCGTTAACGTCCCAGTGAAATAATCGTGTCCTTAAAATTGGACAAACGTATTTCACCTTCTCCTCATTATAAGCCGTGTTTTTCTTGCGCGAAGTTTGTCCGAATTTGATTTTGAGGCAAAAAAAGGAAAGACCCGTAGGTCCCTCCTTTGTCGGTTACTTCTTGCTCATCATGATTCGACGATCGACTTCCCTCTGCCACGCCTTGGAATTGCGCGCCGACGTGGTTGCGTCGATGAACTTCGCTGCTGCTGAAACAGCGAGTGCACCAACGGCAATCACTGCCAGCGGGTTCTCTTCCCAGGCCTGCTTGATCTTGTCCGTTATCTTGTTCATTTTGAGTCCTTTCTCCTCATTACATTACATGTAAATTTTGCGAAGATTGGGAAAAATAAAAGGTGAGAAGTAGGATTTGCATGTTATCATATCAGGCTGTCTCAATGACAGCACCTTCTTCTCATTATAGAGTGTGTAAATCTTGCGAGGACGAAAAGGAAAAATAGAATCCCCGTAGGGACTCTATTCTTGTTACTTCCTCCAGAACTTCCTGGACTTCTTGGTCGGCGTGTTGATCGCCTGATTCAGATGCATGAGCCAGCTCGCTCTCATCTGAAGGTAGATCTTCAACATGAACAACTCCTCTGTCGTGAGGGAGTTGATGTCTCGTTCCATCTTCCTGATGAGAGGCATAACCTTCTCATAATCGTGAGTCATTTGATCAGCGGCACGCTTGACCATGAATTCATCCATGATTATTCCTTTCGGTAGTCCTCATTACACGAAGTGTAAATCGTGCGAGGACAAAAAAAAAAATAGAATCCCCATAGGGATCCTATCTTGGTCTACTCGTTGTTTTGGCCATAAATGGCTTCAGCAACCCTGACCCGTCGTCTCGTGTCGAGAACGATGTAGATGCACATCCCGACGAACGCCTTGGCGGCAAAGTTCTCGAGGTTGCGCAGCACAAATGCTGTCTTCTCCTCGAAGCACCTTGTCTCCATGACTCCGTCCGTATGCTTCTTCTCGTCCTTGTCCATTCTGATGACAAGCTTTCGGTTCTTGAACATTTTATGTCCTTTCGATAGTCCTCATTATAGGACATGTAAATCGTGCGCAAAAAAGGAAAGACCCGTAGGTCCGTCCTTTTGAGAATCTCTCAATTCTTGTTCAATCTCTCTAACTCGTCCATGCGCTCCATGCGCTGGGCCCACCACTCGTCTGCATCTGTGAAGGGTGTGCTTGTGATCAAGCACTTCTTCAGCAAAATATCCTCGAGCCGATGAAGCTCAGCGAGAAGCTCATTCTTGGTGTTGATTTTCATTACAACTCCTTGATTAGTCCTCATTATACGGAGTGTAAATCGTGCGCAAAAAAAGGAAAGGCCGTTAGGCCTCCCCTTCTTGATTCAACTTGTTGCGCAGCTTGACGCCAACAACAATCATTGTGACTCCGACAACGACTTCAGCAACACCAATCTGAAGTTGATGCTCCTGATGCCATTCCCGGATTGTATTGATCTTGTTCTTCATCAAAGTCTCCTTTTGGTCTCCTCATTGTGTAACATGTAAATCATGCGCAAAAAAAGGAAAGACCCGTAGGTCGATCCTTTCTCTGAGATCAGTTGTTCCGCATCTCGCGCACAAAGATCCAGATGAGCCAGAGGCCCGCAGTCAATACGATCATGATCAGATCGAATGCGAAGCCTCGCAACCCATATTTCTTCTTTTGTTTGCTCATTGTGAGCTCCTTTCTCTCTCATTATACGATATGTAAATTATGCGTGGTTTGAGCAAAAAATAGAATCCCCGTAGAGATCCTATTTTGACTTGTTGGCTAATCCTCCATGTGGTTCATTACAGCTTCTATGACCTTTCCAGCATTCTCGATGATCTGTGTGAAATCGTCGGCAGTAAGCTCTTGCTTGTTGCCGATCCATTCCGTTAGTTCCTCGGTTGTTATTTCGGGTCGTAGAAGATCTAGCATGAATTGGTGGCGTTTCATTATTCCTCCTAGTCCTCATTATACGATGTGTAAATTATGCGTGGTTTGCGAAAAAAGGAAAGGGCTGTATGCCCAATCCTTTCATTTTGCTAATCCTCAACGGTGTAGAACTCGTCAAAGAGCCCCTTCTCGGTGAGGAACTCGTTCCAACCCTTGACGGTACCACGGTGGATCTTGTAGCACACATATGCTGTCGATACCACGGCGATGCCGACCTTGTGGTCGGAAACGAACTTCCTCGTTGAAGCGGCGACCTTCTTGGCCTTGTTCATTTCATCTCCTTAGATTAGTGAGAATGTCTCTCATTATACGAGATGTAAATCATGCGTGAAAAAAAGAGAATCCCCGTAGGGATCCTCCTTTGTACTACTTCTCGGTGATGGTCTCGGTCTGACGACGCGAGCGCCTCCAGCCCACGATCGATCCGCCGACGACGGCGACGAGCGCAGCGGCCTTGATGGCCAGCGCGACGTTGCTGTTGCCGGAATCGTTCTGAGCGGTGGTGTCCGTGTTGTTTCCCATGATTATTCCTTTCGGTAGTTACTCCTCATTATATGACCTGTAAATCTTGCGTGTTTAGGGCAAATTGGGCGAATATAGTCGTCCTCAGCCGTCTATACAGACCTTCTACAGACCCAAAAATAGACCAATTTCACGGAGAGGCCTCTAGAATGGCTCCTAACGAGATAAACTCTATTCGCCGGTATAATGACCCATTCTCGATGCCGTTCGTGGCTTAGAGCGCATTCTAGAGGGGTGTTTTTTCAAAAAGTTGTCCCAAAATTTCCCCCCGGGGATTTTTCGGGGTAAAAAATGGGAATACGTGTCTGATTTGCGAAAAAACATAGAAGCCGTGCAAAATCCTTTCGAATCTTACACGACTTCTATGCTTTCGGTACAGTTCAGGCGGTCAGCTCAGTGCTTTCGGCCGGATGAGTTGATTGAATCCCTTCGAGGTGATCACGTGCTTCTGCTCGTATGCGATAATCAGCAGCACTCCCATCAGATTCCCGGCGATGAGGGCAAGTGTGTCACGGCTTACCGGATCAGGGCTTCCTTTCTCCTTGATCTCGGTGAGTCGTTCCAAATATGCCAACAACTTCGGGTAATCGTCCGAGAGAACTCCTTTCGATCGCATCTCGTCAGTCACATTGGCGATCAGCTCGTCGAAGTCTTTGTTCTTCTCATTCCGGAAGAATTCTCCTAGCATTACCTTCCTTTCGATGTCCTACTAAAGGACGTGTATTACTTGCGAGTTCCGCTAGGCTGGTTTCTGCACTTTGAACGTAATCGATTCCTTCTTCTTGACCGTCTCGATAGGATCTCCGTCAACTTCAAGAGAAACGAGAGCTTTGCCTTTTTCGTCATGTGTGACAACTAGCGCACCATCGTAGGCCGCATCACTAGCGTCATATTGAGACGAACTGATGCCAAGAACAACGCCGATGAAAGTAGCCAGCACCGCAAGCGTGCCAACTACTTGTTCTCCTGCCGGAAGACCCCAAATGTTGGCCAAACCGAAGTATAGAGCTGATGTTGCTGGAATATAGACCTGTACCAGCTTCTTTCCAACGCTGTAGGCTTTATCCGATAGCATTACGCGATTGTTGTTTTTAACCAACATATAAGTCTCCTTTAACCTACCGCCGTGAGCGTAGGATATCCCTGTACGCCGGTTTCGTCTTCGATTTCGACGTATTCCGCCACGCGTTGAATTGCACCTTCATTGTAATCACCGCTGACCATGATTCTGTCACCAACATCGTAGTCGATGCGGTATCTGAGCTTCGTCCCCTCTTTCGAGACCTCCGTCTTTGACAGAGCGATCTCTTTCTGGGAGGAAAGAGCCTGATATCCGCGTTGCTGCATGTAGAACTTCACGAGCGTTAGATCACCCCCACTAGGTATAGCTTCGTACCCTTGATCTACGTCAGAAGCGTCCACATACATCATTCGGCGTTCGTAATTCAGTCCACCGGTGGTAACCATCACCTCGATCCAGCGTCCTGAGACGATTGCTGTATTCTTGAGCTTCTTGTTGCTCCAGAGATAATCTGCACTCTCGATCTCTCCGCCTTCGTATGAATATACCAGAGATCCAGAGCGATCTACGCCTTTGTGAATCAACAGAACAAGATCTGAGCTCTCGATTCCAAGCGGAGAAAGAACTCCTGGGCGAATAACCTTGATTCCTAGGTCGTCCACCGCCAAAAGCTCCAACAGACTAGTGTACACATCGCCTATCTTAATGCTTCGATAATCAGAACCACCGGCATCGACAATATCGTGTATTACGCTAACATACGCCAAAGCACTGTTGTCGTCCAGAAGACTTGCCTCGAGAATATGATCGCCGATCAGCTTGACCGCGTGATTCCAGGTGTAATCCGACGTCAGAGAATATATGGAAACAGCGGCGTAGTTGCTGTAATCCTTGTTGGCTCCGACAATCCGGTTTTCGAGGAAAGTTTCGAAGCCTCTACCGGTTATTGTGATTTCGGAATCCTTGTCCTTGTCGTCGTTGATCTCATGATTCTCTACGATCATTACTTCGGTCGTGTCTGTATGAGATATGAATGACCCGATAGGCAACTGACTGCGAATATCGGAGTCTGGGTACGCGACAAGCGTGAACTCGCCCGATTCGCGATAACGCTCGATCCAGGTCTTGCTCTTCAACCCGGTTACAATTCGACCTTGCTCCATCTTCGTACCGTACTTGGGGTTCTCGAATTTGAAAATATCCACATCAAACCCCCCAGTACGTCGGGTAGTACGAGATGGAGTTCCACGTTAGGTTTGCTGCATTAGCGATCGAAAACTTGTTCGACCCTGGGAATATGATAGGCCAGACAGACCCCTGAACGATGGTGTCGACAATCGGAATATCGTTTCCAGACCTCTCCACGTACAAAAGCTTGTTGTTGTATTCGCTCGAACAATGAAGAACGTCTCCAGTCAGAAAACCTCCGACAGGAGCGAGACGGAATTGCCAAGAATCGTCGTCTGGATCAGTTATGACAATCTCAGCAAGGTCGTAGCCGATCTCCAACTCGAAGCTCAAGCCATGAGGGGCCGTTGAAATATCATCGTCTACAACTGTCAGTTCAGGAGTCTGTCCAACAAGAGAAACTGAAACAGGATCTGGCGACCGCAGCATCGGATCGATGCACGAAATCGTGATCTGAACCTCTTGTTCCTTCTCGAAATATGGTGTTTCCATCTTCGTCACGAATCCTGAGAGTTTTGCTACGACTTGCTCCAAGTTCATGAAATGAAGGTCGATCACGCCTCGTCGGGACGAGGAGATCATCTTGTAAATCCTGTCCCTGAGAGTAGAAAATGTCTCTCCATTGGCAAAAGCTGGGTTCAAAGCAATACGAGCGATGACATCCTTCTTTTCCACAGAAAGATTGTAGAATTTCGAGCTTCCGGAAACCCCGTAGAATCGATGAACGATCTCATCGGCACCGAGACCGACCATGGCTTTCACATTGTAGGGATTCCTACGACGAGGATCCCGGAAGCTCAACACACAGACGTCATCGGAGCCCGATGGATGCAATTCAATGCTTGTCACTTTCATTAGATACCGAGCTCCTCCTTTGCCAACGCAATCTGGCTCTTGGTGTTACGGTAAATATCATTGACACTCAATGCCTTTGGAGAATAATTGTTCTGCTCAAATTTGACTTCTGTCGGACCAGTAGGTTGAGGTGGTGTTGCTGCCTCAGTACGAGATTGCTCAGACATGACAGAAATAAGACGAGCATTGTCGAGTGAAAGATTGGCCGAGATCTTGGCGTCTCTCATCATCTTATCAATACTTTTGGCCCCAGCGTTGACCTTCGTCAAATCTAGAACTGGAGTAATGACAGGACTTGTGGGAACCAAATCGAGAACTGGGTCCTTCTGCTTACGAAGAGTCTCCTCGAAGGCAGAAACAATTCTCTCGGCTTGATTAACGGCCTCGTTCTTAGCAAGATTATCATGCTTGAGCGCATAGGCCATACCTTCACCCATACTCTCGCCTATCTCGATGAACTTCTTCGACGGTGAATTGATACCAAGGAAACCAGTTACCTTACCTACGGCTCCCTTTGCCACGTCGACTGCTTTACCTGCGACGTCTCCAGCCTTACTGGCAAGTCCGAAAGTCATACCATCGGCAATCGCTCCTGCGATGTTCATACCAGCCTTACGAAGATCATCGTCATGGTTTCGGATTGCCGCAGCCATCCCATTAAGGAACTTGACGAGAATATCGCCGGCTTTGTCGGTGAACCTCACAGCATCGCTGGCCGCTCCCTCTAGAAGCTTGATGGCAAGGTTTGTACCAGCGTCCAGAATCTTCTGGACGTCCCTACCGACTCCTTCAAGGAATTTGACGACGGCATTTGCGCCAGCATCGATAAACTTCGTAGCCTGATCACCGATTGCAGTAATAAACTTCGTCACAAGCTCACCAACAACGTTTGTAACCTTGACGAGATTGTTGAGAATTCCACTCAGAAAATCAGTTAAAATCTTGAAGCCCGCAGCAATGATCTTTGCCTGGTTGTTTGCCAATTCCTCCACGAAACGCAAGACAATATTCGTGACACCTTCGACAACTTTCATGATGTTGTCGAAAATGCCCTGAAGCAGCCACAACAATATGTTTGTGCCAGCTTCGATGATCTGAAGCATTCCAGAAGAAACAGCGAGCAGGAAAGCAGTTATGAGATTTGCAACTGCTTCTGTGACCTTGTTGATGTTGTTGGCGATTCCTGAAATGAAGTTGACGAGAATGTTGAGACCTGCTGCAACGATCTCTTCGACATGCCCAGCAAGCGCTCCAAGGAAGGATATAACGAGATTTACGCCGGCTTGAACGATCATCGGCATGTTCTGGACGAGTCCAGCCACGAAATTCACCATGATCTCTGCCCCGAGAGTGACGATCTCTAGGATATGATCTCGAATTCCCTTAAGTATCGTTAATAGTATCTCATAACCGGTTTCGAGGAGGTCTGGAAACTTCTCCCGAATGAGCATAAGACCGTTAGTGATGATCGTTACAAGAGCCAATGCAATCTTCGGAGTCAACTCGATGATTGTGTCGAGAATTTGACTCAACAGAACCCTGACCATCTTAATGATCAGAGGAGCAGCGTTGAGAATATCCTTTGCGAACATGATGAACGCGTCCACCAAAGCATTGACGATGACGATTCTCGCAGAAAGGATGATTCCGAGAAGTTTTACAATCGCTTTGGCTCCAGCTTCTCCAGATTCAGCCAAGACTTCGACTGCTTTTGCTACCAGCATTACGCCGATACCGAACAGAGCAAATGCTCCACCGATAAGCGCCATTGCCGTCCCCAACCCCATCAGAGTCGGGACAAGCCCACCAAGTAGCAACCCGGCTGCACCTAGGACGACAAACACTCCAGCCATTGCCAAAAGACCCCGTACGATCTCACTATAGCTGAGACCGGCGAGTTCCTTGAGAACATAAGTCAGGATGACGAGCGCACCGGACACGACAAGAAGCGAAGCCGCTCCTGCAGCCGTTCCAGTCATAACTGTCATTGCCGCTGCCAGAATAACCAACATGGCTGCCAATCCGCCGATACCCTTTGCCATCTCACCAAATGGAATATTACCCATTGATTGTACAGCCTTGGAGAGAATGAGAAGAGCAACGCTCAAGACAACCATGCCTGCGGCAGTGATCTGAAGATTGATCGGCATGAGATTCATGGCACCAGCAATGATCAAAAGACCACCAGCAAGACCAACCATACCCTTTGCCATCTCTCCCCACGACATGGTGGAGAAAGATTGAACGGCCTTAGAAAGAATAAGAAGGCCTGTGGCGAGAGGAATCATCGCCGCACCTGCGGCAACCGTACTCCCAACAGGCATGAAATTCATGGATACAGTGACCAGTCCGAGACCAACAGCTACCCCCGCAAGGCCCTTGGCCAACTCGCTCCATGAGAGCGTTGCGAAAGCCTGAACCGCCTGTGCGAGAATATACATTGCAGTAGCCATTGCGCCCATTGCGATCCCGGATCGTATGAGTCCTGATGTATCAGTCGTCATGAGCTGTGTTGCACCAACGAGAAGTGTCAGACCGACGCCAACTCCTGTGAGCCCCTTTACCAGCTCGCCCCAACTCAATCCTGACAGAACCTTGATCGCTGCAGACAGAATAAGCATTGCGGTAGACAGTGCGATCAGAGCACCAGACAGGATTCCAACCTTTGCCGCGCTCTTCGTCGATCCGATCGCCTTGTCCATCAACGTCATCACGCCGATAAGCTGTCCGAATCCGACAGCGATACCAGTCAAAGCCTTTGTAAGGGCAGCGGAGTCGATAAGCGAAAGAGCGACAATAGACACAGTCAAGATTCCAACAGCCCCAGCAATCTTCAGGAGCGCATTGGCCTTGAGGTTGGTCTGCATCGCCTGAAGCGTCCCTGTTAGACCATCCAGAGATTCCTTGATCTTGTCGACGACACCTCCGCCAACGTCAAGTTTGAATCCGTTTTTCATGAATTTCTTGAACAGTAGGACGATTCCACCGAGAAGGCCGACATTTACTGCATCCACAGCAGCGTCAAAGTCTCCAGGACCCAATGCCTCGGCAAGGTTGTTCCCGAGCTCCTTGAACCATGTGGAAATATAACCCCACACCTTCTCGAGCGCGTCCCGAACCTTTTGAAACACTTGAGTCAAGCGATTACCAGTGTTCTGAATGGTATCAAGACGACTATTGACTCGACCAAGGACGTTCTCAGCCTCTTTGGATTCTTTAAAGGTTCCGAAGAACTCACGAATGTTCTCGACGAGATTCTTGATGAACTCGATCGGCTTCTTGACAGCCTCAGTGAGACCGTCGAAGAACGCTGCGATACCGCCTCCGGCAACGAGCTTCTGGTTCAACTCGACCAAATATCCAGCGATGTTAGCGAAGAAATCGAGGATCCCACCACCGGTTGATCCGACAACTTCACCGATAAGACTACCGATGAGACCAAGAACGCCCTTGATGATCGTGACGCCGATCTCCAACGCAGCGAACACGCCTTTGAATATCTCTTTGACTTGAGGCATGTGCTTCTCAGTCAATTCGGCGAGACGATTGGTGAAATTCTCGAATCCCTTAGTGAGCTCTAAAAGTCGCTGAGCCGTCATCGGTGGAAATATCTCTCGGAACGCCTCCTTGATCGGGACGAGCACGTTAGCAAGAGCTTGGAAAGCGTTTTCCAAACCTTGGAGAAGAGAATCTCGACCACCGAGATCCTTCCACTGCTGAAGAAGTTTGTTGCGAGCATCCGCAGACTGTCCGATGAATCCGCCGATTGCATTGCCAAGTCCAGTCCAGAGCTTCTTACCTTCTTCGAAGTCGCCGAGGACGGTTCGGAACGTCGTGGACCAACCAGAACCGATAGATTCCTTGGTGGTTGACATCAGCTGAGTGAACGTCTTGATGTCCTGAGCGGCAGACTGACCGTTCTTACCCAGCTTGAGGAACTCCTCAGCCTGTTGTTTTGTATAACCCATCTCGATGATCTGCTGTTCACTGAGGTCACCCGTGAATGCAGACAGAGTCTTGGTCAGGACTTCCGAGGTGATCCACCCGTCCTGAAGCGACTCTCGGAAGGTGTTGCCCTTCTTCTTCCACTCGTCGAAGGTTTCGCCCATCGGGACGTCCTTCAACGTCTTCATTGCCTTACCAGATTCGAACAATGCCTTCTGGAAGACCTCGCCACCCATGCCAGCGTTGACGACCGAGTTCCAGTCCATCAACTTTACAGTGCCAGAAGCAATGGCCTGTGAGAGTTGGTACATCGCCGTCGATGCCTGCTCGGAACTCGAGCCTGACATGGCTGCGATGTTGGCGATACCCTTGATCGACTTGACCGAGGTGTCCAAGTCAACGCCGGCGGCCGTGAACGTACCGATGTTCCGAGCCATCTCACCGAAGTTGTAGATGGTCTTATCAGAATATGTGTTCAGTTGGTCAAGCGCAGCGTTGACGTCCTTAAGAGTCGTCCCCTTGCTGGCAGTGTTCGACATGATTGTCTGGATCGATCCCATGTTGGTCTCGAACTCATGGAAACCATCGATGATCGGTCCGAAGGAGAAACTCTTCACCATCTGGGCGCCGGCTGTTACTGCATGAGCGGTAATCGTGGCCAATGCCGTAACGCCGATTGTGGTAAGAGCCAGGAATTTGGCGCCTACTCCGCCAACCTTACCCTCCATGTCGCCCATGTCGAAATTCTTACCAGCAGTTGAAAGCTCATCGAGACCTCGTCTTGAGTTGGCGAAATCAAGACTCTGGCGAAGCTTGTCCAAACTCGCAATAGTGTCCGTCAACTTCTGCTCGAAAGCAGCGTTGTCGAACTTCATAGCTACAATGCGATCGTCAACTTCAGCCAATTGATCTCACCTTCTTCCAGATCTCGTTGGAAATATTGTCGAATACCGGTCTCATAGCAGGGTTGATGTAATCACGCCCTTGAATATAACCACCAGTCCCTGTTCCATGGCCATACTGAATAAGAACGGCAATTGGTGTTCCGTTTACCTTATTAGTATTGTACCATTCGATACCTATATGACGCGAATCCCTGACAATTCGATATGCCCATGACTGTTGTGTAAGTCCACTATCTACTGGAGTCATAGAAGCGAGAGCTTTCACACCCATGGCGCCGTATCGATCAAGATTAGAGAAAAGATCGGCACGCTTCATCTTCATAAGAGCCTTGGATGTCTTATTCGAATCTCCCTTTACGGATATGCCGATCATCTCACCTCTTTCTACGGCGTAGTTGGTTGTTTTCCGGGCCTTTGCTTGTTGATCACGTTGTCAACTTGTGCCTGAGTAATCGTGCCTTTGGCAACGAGAGAATCAATTAGAGATTGAAGTTTTTCTTCCACCGTTGCAACCGGATTCTCTGCTGGAGGCTGAGGCTTGTCTTTGACTGAATATACAGCAACGACCTTATTGCCACGAACTTCGAAACCTTTCGTCACGATCTTCGTGTTTTGATCAACGTTCGGAGGTCCGAGATCGTCGATGGGTAGCCAACCCTCTTCCCGAAGTGTCTCGTCGTCAAGCTTGTTGTAATTACTTACATGACGACCATCTGACAAAACGCCTTCTTCTGGAAGAACAAGAGAAAGCAACTCTCCACTTTTTGAAACTTGAGCATAATTCATACGTTGACACCTCCGTAATACACTGGATATGGAGAATCACTACCACGATTGTAAAGAACGTGCATCTTGTTTCTGTAATAAAACACGTTTGGAAATGGCGCCGCCGTAGAAGAAGAGCTCATAGGGAAAGGATCAAGTTTAATACGACTCCCAATTGAGAGATCGACTCCCGAACGAGTTATCTTGTAGTATACCAAATCTCTGAAATAAGTTCCGTCGAAAGAGGATCCGAAAATATAAATATTTGCGTTGGCGTCGATTGCCATGCTAGCGTTACCGATGAATGTACTAGAATCAGTCAGGACGTGAACACGTTCGATAAACGTCAAGTAGTTCACAGAATCATAAACCTGAATGTTCTTTGACCCATTCGTAGCCTTGAACTGCCCGGCAATTACCGGTCTTGATCCGTCAAAACGACACGCAAATCCAGTATCATTGCTGGAATCGACGTAATATGAGCTAAACTGTACAGCGCCACCCCACGTCCATGAGCCTGCGGAATATGATGCTGTCGCAAAGAAAATTCCTGGCTGAGCAGGTCCTGCAACCCAGGCACACATCAATCGTTTTGATGACAGACTCATATCGATTGACGGATATGTATGCGCTCCGGCAATCGTGAAGCTTCCACTGATCGTTGCAATACTACCTGCTGTTGGAACACCAGCATTTGTAATAGAGATCCTACAATATTTTGTAGTTTGTGTTGATGACACGTTGCTGCTGTAAACAACGTGGCCGGCTCCTCCGGTTCCTTCAGCGGCAACCACACAGTCTGGCATCATGATGCCGCTCGAGGATCCTGCTACCTGTACTGCAGCACTCCATGTGATGGTTGTCTTAGCAATATTGAACGTACCAACCATGGTATAGATAGCGCCGTCTATACGAGAATCACCGGTACCGTACTGTTTCCATACGGTTAGAAATCTCTCGTTACCACCCGAATCGACATAAGACGAAATCGATCCGTCGTTCCATCCAGCAATCGTTTCGACGTATTGAGCCCATGTCTTTCCGCCATCGGTTGAACGATAGAAATATGCATCAACATTCGATCCTGTTTTGGGGATGACGCACAACAAGGACCCGTCGGAAAGAGTGAGAATACGCTTTTGACCACTGTATCTCGTCGGTTGATTCGTAGCAGTAGTTGTCGTAACGGCTGCTCTGATCCAACTGGTCAATCGAACAGCTTCTCTCCGCATTAGGTCGGCTAGCATTAGGCCACACCAACCATGGCGGTTCCGAGCATCATCGTCGTCGAATATGCAAACATCGAGATGATCGTCTTCCCATTGAGAATCGGAGCAACGCCATTTGCAAACTGCGTTCCAGCAGGCCAGGTGAAAGCATAGGCGCTGTTCTCGATGATCAGCGTTCCGGAAGCAACTTCACCGACAGGCGGAAGGTTGGCGAACTGAATGGTCACCGCACCGTTCGGGTTAATTCTCCAAACGTTTGCAACACCGAAATCCAGAGTAACAACGCCAGAAGTAGTTCCTAGATCTACTCTCGGCTCTGTGTAACCTGCAAAACTGGCATCCGCACCAGGATCTCCCTGAGGGCCTGGATTTCCCTGAGGACCGACAACGTCTCCAGCATTGATCGTGATACCATCTCGACGGGTGAGAATTAGCTCTCCCGCAACGACATCCCCGTCGACGATAGTGGTATCCTCGATTTCCTTCATTCGATTTGCGGTGTAGCTTGTTACTGTAGCCATGGAAACCGTCCTTACTATTCGGCGGGTGTGTCTGAAATCTGATACATGGAATCACTGAGAATATCGACATTTGCGTTCCTGATCTCGAACTCATCGACGTCTGTCATCACGATGATGTCTGGATTATCCGACTGTGCGGTCCACGTTCCATCATCGTTATCAATGATGAGAACCTCAGGGACATCAAATATGCTCGAAGTGTCAGAGATAATGTAAGTGTTCTCGTCGATATAGACTGCATTTGCCCCAGTAATCTCGAAATATCCGTCTTCTGGTCCAAAATGAATGAACGCATCTCTACGATCGATCGCCGTCCAGGTCCCGTCACCATTGTCGATGATCTGAACTCTGAACCAACTCGAAATATACTCGACCAGCTCAGGCATTGGAAGAAGACGCGCAATTGCGTATGAGGATCCGTATAAAATCTTCTCGATGTCTTCTAGGAGCCAAGGGTCGATCTTGTCGGTCTCGATGATCAGATGCGCGGTCGGACGAAAACCTGGAGTCTCCTCAGGAACGGCTACGATATTCCATTCGAACTCTGAGAGACTTACCTCGGCTTTGAGCGTCTCGTACGTTCGCTCATTCGGAATCGCAGTAACGTTGTACACGATATGAATACGATAGCTAACAACGTTCCCGTCGGTATCGTTTACCACCGTCCTGTAGCAAAGACCGAAAGCCTGCGGCATCTGATCTGAATAGAAAAGGCCTGGTTTTGCTGGCGCCAAGCCTTCTAGTTCAACAAATTCTTCAGGATATGTGATCGCTTTCATTGTGGCAGAGAACGATCCTAGAACCACTAGATCATTGATCTTCATCCCGTCGAAATAGACTGGAGATGTCTCTCTGTCGAAATTCTCGATGACGGAGGTCAGACCGTTCCAAGGAACTCCTGTTCCATCGGGAAGATACAATACGCCACGATCGAGTCCGTTTTGGTACTTTCGATCTTCCAGTTTGTCCCATACAAGATTGGTCATAGTCCTCCTTCCGTCATCCCTTCGTTCCGAACTCTGCTCTGCGTTTTGTGTTCAATTCACGATTCCTCTGCGCAATCTCGTTCCTCGACATCTTCTTTGGCTTGGATGTTTTGATGTTGCAGATCTTAACCAAAGCAAATAGACGATTCAAATGCCAGTATTGACACTCAAACGGAATACTGAACGCAACCATCCAGTAGTAGATCAACTCTGATGTGATGACCTCACCTGGACCCCGACGTTCTGGCATCATACCGAAAGTCGTTGCCGATTGTGGAGAATCTATGTACTTCTGAATCTCATCTATCGTGTTTTGCGAGCATCGGTATAGAACGTCGGGGTCCACGTCGGCCGTTATGATCATGGCCTTGAGGTAGTCGAAGATCTCCTCGGCGGTTTTGTTCTCCGAGGACAAGAACGGCTTTTGGTGAATCGACTCCCATTTTGACAATGAGATCAAAGAATGCTCAAGGTCGAGGACGACATCACCAACCGTCTCGAACGTTTCCGTCTTTTCGTTGTAATTCTCTTCGCCTTCGATGATAATCCTGAGCATTCTTCAACCTCTGTCAGATCACGGAGCGACGTAGTCGTAGAACCAGTCGTCGTCAGTACCGGGTGTGAGTGCGTTGCCGGCGTCGGCACGAGCCGTGACGATGGTGTCTTCTGTGATGGGAAGAGCACCGGCAGCAACCGGTTCCCCGTTGACGTAATAGGTGACACCAGCCACTGTGGGGATGGTGATGGTGTTGGTCCCCTGGTCGAAAGTGGGCTGGGTTGCCGTTACGACAGTGACATCCCCAGCAAAGAGGGCAATGATCTCTGCCGGGAGAGGAAGGGACGGATCGGTGCCAGCGGTGCCGTAAAGGAGATCCTCCAGTGCGACAAGGCTGTCTGCATCCACCTCGGTGGAGTCAATTGTGATGATGGAGGTGGGCTTGTAGCCAGGAACAGCGACGGGTGTGGTGGCAACTTCCCAACTGAAGTTGATCGCCTCTGGTGAATCGTTGACGCTGGCGTATGCCTTCTCCGAGGGGCTGGCCTGGCAGCCATAGACGAGATGGAGCTTGTAGCCATGGTCTTCACCATCGAGATCGTTGCCGATCTTGGTGCGATACGACAGACCGAAAGTCCGCCTGGACTGTTGGCCGATCGCAACCCCAGGAGATGGAATGGCAAGACCGTCGAACGGGGCGAATTCGTCGGGATAGGTGTACGCTTCGATCGTCGCACCGAACTCCTCTGCCGAGAAGAGGTTCAGATACTTGATGTTGTCAGCGTACTGAGCGTTGGGCTCGGCGCCGGACGGAGATTCGGTGACGGTCGTAAGACCATTCCACGCAACACCGTTCGTATAGGCACCGGAACCATCTGGAATGTAAAGAACGCCGTGATCGACGCCGGTCTCGAACTTTCGAGTACCCGGCTCGTCCCAGACAAGTTCCATTGTTTCTCCTTCTACCTTTAGAAGTAAAGGCTGTAGACGTCGTGATTCAGGTTGTCTGCCGTGAAGAATCGACTGTATGAAGACAAAGGAAGAGCAGCAATCTTCTCATGAATAATGCTGTCAGGATTCACGTCGATCACCGTAATTTGATAGCGTGTCTTTAGATGATAAACGTTGTTGTCCGCATGATCTATGTTTAGATTATCTCGAGCATATACAATACAAGGATACTGCATCTTCAAATTCTCAGGTGGCTGGAAATATACGTTTCTTGAACCGAGAATTGTCTCCAAAATCACTTGAAGCTCAAGCCGTCGGGCCATTGTAAATCCTCCCGAGACTCAAGATGAGACGGGGGCGCTGTACTTCAACTGTAGTCACAGTCCACAGAACCCCCGCCCATCTTATATACTTGATGTTCAGGAAGTTGTCGATGGCATACTGATCGGCTACAATACTGATTGAATTAGCGACTGAAATATCTTCGTTGATCTTATCGCCACTCTCGAGATTCCGAGTGTTGCGAATAACGTCGCCTTGATACGGAAATTCAACTATCTGATCCACCCATATGCCAGATTCGGCTGGTTCTTCGACAGCTTCTCCGTATCCTACCTCTCCGTAGAACCGTGCCATCTTACTCCTTCAATCATTCGAAGTTGGTGAAGCTCCACTCCGAGTTGGCGTTGTTGGCGAAGTAGAAGCCGGCATCGGGCTCTGCGGTGACGTTCAGCGTCTCCCCAACGGCGAGAGCGGGCTGAGCACCTGCGACGAGAGCCGCGTTGGTGACGGCGTTGTAGTACGTCACATTTGCCGTGGTCGGAATGGTCACGACGCCAGTAGCAGCATCGAACGTCGGGTCGGTCGGATCGGCGAGAAGAACATCGGTGCCAGCGACCGCACGAACGACCAGCGCTGCCTTCAACTTCACCAGCGCACCCGAGACGCGAGTCTCGATGAGGTACTTGTACTGGTTGTAATCGATGTCGAAGTCGTCGAACATCGAGACGTTGCCGCCCTTGTCCGCACCGACGACGTAGTCGATCGGGTTGAACAGAATGCAGACGATCGTCGGATCCTCTTCGAGGACCTCCACCGACACGATCTCCTGGACTCGGAGCTCAGCTGCCAGCTCGTCCAGGTTGCGGTAGATGCGACGGCCGACTCCGTCACGCAGGAGCATGAAGCGGGCGATGTACGTCTCGCTCACGAACATCGTCGGCAGACCACTACCACGCAGCTGGCTGCGGTTGGTCACGATCGCATCGACGACTTCTTGGATGGAAGAGTTGGCATCGTCGAGGTTGACGTTGACCGTGGTCGTGTAGACCTCGTTGTCAGTCGCCACCGGACGAATGTTGTCCTCGTTGATCTTGTCGGGATCGTCGACGGCACGACCGTCACCAACGAGAATCGCACGAGCGAGCTCCTCGTCGAGCATGATCCGCATCTCGCCCTTGAGCCAGACGACGACGTCGAAGTCGGTGATGTCGATGATGTCATCACGATCCAGCTTCTGCTTCTTGTAGATCGTCTGCGGAGTCGTGATTCGACGAGCGACCCGGAAGAACTCTTCCTTCTTCAAGTTGCCCTTGATGTAACCCTTGGCGCGGGCCTCCTGGACCGTGATGTCGGCCTGGAGGGTCTTGATGCGGGCGAACGGGCTCTTGCGGACCGCGTTCAGCAGCTTGTTGACCCACTCGACACGCCGGCCGAAGAGCTCAGGAGCATCGGCGAGGGTCTTCGCCTCGGGGAAGAGGATGTCGATGTCCTCGATGCCGTGCGAGAGGGCGTAGGCCTCGACGGCCTCCTTGAGGGAACCCACCTTCGTGGCATCGGAGACGATGGTCTGGACGTCGGAGTGGGACAGGACGACAGGTGCCGGCTTGTTGGCGTTCTTGTCATCCTCGAAAACGTTGTGCTTCATGGAGCCGTTACCTTTCGTGTCGTCGTCATCGAGCTTGTCGTCGGACCTTTTACCATTCAGAGCCTTGTCGAGCATCGAATGGAGAAGCTGCTTCTGGTTGTCGTCCATCGAGTCGTAGACTTCCTGGAACGAAGCGTCATCATCGAGGTCATCAAGACCACTCTGCTGCAGATTGTCTGAACCAGCAGCTGCAAGAGCCTCTCCGACCATGAAATGAAGAACCTGCTTCTGCTCTTCCGTCATCGAGTCGTAGACTTCCTGGATGGTCTTGTCGCCACCACTTGCGTGAGTGATGTCGGCATTCTCATCCACCTTATCGCCGTCGACCTTGGTCTTGTCGTCGGCGTTCTTGTCACCCTCGTTGGAATGCTCGAGAGTGAGACCGGTGTAGATGATGGCCTCGTCGTCGAGGATGTCCTCAGAGTCGTCGGAGTGACGAATCGTGACGTTCTCGATGACAGCGCCAGGATTAGCACCGGAAAGTACGAGGCTGACCTCACGGATTGCGCCGTGAAGAACACGCTTCGAACGCTCGATGAGATCGTTGGCCCAGATGGACATCATGTTGATGTCACCGTGCTCGAGGAGCTGACGAGCGTGGGAGGCCTTCTGCGACTTGTTGAAGAAGCCGTAGGCGTAGACGCCGTCGTCGCGGTTCTCGAGGATTGCGTGGCCAAGCACGTTCTCGGGATCGGTGTGACCATGCTGCCAGACGAGCGGAACCTTCGCCTGATCCTGATGCTTGAAGGCATCCGGCATGATGGTCCGACCGTCAGAACATTTCAGACCCGCCTTAGTGGCGTAGCCGCTGAAATCCGCTTCCATTTTGACCTTCCTTTCTAAGAGCTAGCCACCGTAGGCTCAGTGTCGGATTGTGGCATGTTACTGTTCCTGAGTTGATCAGCCTTCGGATCATCCGATGGAGGAATACCGATGACACCTCGAAGTTCGTTTCCAGTCATGATCTCATTACGAGTGAACTTGTCGGCGATGTCAGCAAGCTTACCGACAGGAACGAGTTTGAACGGATCCTTGAAGTAGGCGATCCGCTCGTTTCGTTGCTTAGTTCCGACGATACCGAGAAACGAACGCTGCATTGCTTCTACGATTGCATTGATGATCGGCTCGACCGTCCGGTTGAAGTAATTGAGCATGGCCTCCTCGTCGGCGGTGCCATTCATTACATCCTCGGTAATGCCGAGCTGCCCATAGAGCATCTTGATCAGGTATTCAATCTGCCCCATGAGATTGTTCTCAGCCGGACGGTTAAGCTGGGTGATCTTTTCGGTTGCATCCGCATAAGCAATACCGTATTGGCTGCCCTTCAGCTGGACCTCGATGTCCTCACGGCGCTTCTCCGCCTGAAGGCGTCGTGCTTCGGACTTGATGGTGTATGGTAGCTGGATGATGATGTCCAGCTTTCCAGAACCCGACTGCTCGTCGACGACGTCGAGAAGGTTCAGCTTCCTGATCAATCGCTGAAGAGTCGAGTTGGTCTCGTTCATCACCGTGTAGAGAGGGTTCTCGACGATAGCGACGAACTTCTTCTCGAGGGTTACTTCTTCTCGAAGACCCTTTGCCTCGTTGTAAATACTGACACGAACATGTTTGGGAAACCACGCTGTGACTTCACCAACACGAAGAGTGTAGATGTCGATCACTTCGCTCGTGTTCGGATTGACGGTCGTGTCTACTGGAACAATTGCGGCAACACCCTTGTCGAAAAGCGACAGTACGATGTCCTGCTTGAATGCTCGAGGCGCTTGGTCAATGTTTGCTTCCAGAGTCAGGCAGTCATTCAGATGGCTGTTGACATCTGACTTGTATCGGCCGTTCTCATCGAGCTGAATATGACGAAGAGAGATAGCAGCAACATCGATACTGATTCGATTGTAAATGGACGAGACGATCGTACGTTCGTTGGAATATCGTAGCCTCGGCCTAGACGGAGGAATCGAATTATACGAAGGAGGACCACTCGCATACGTAACGGCAAGCGCGTTGTCTGTGCTGGCAAAAGCGTTCCATGCGCTTCTGATTCTATCAAGAATAGCCATTTAGCGAGTCACCTCCTTTCGATGCGAGGGTAAGCGTCTTCGTCAATGACCATTCAACGCCTCCCTCCAGTCTAGGTCGAGTAATCAACGTCCTTGATCGAAACGCCAGCCACCTTCAGAAGAGTAGCGCTGACTTTCTTCTGCCCCTTACCGATCTTCTCCTGAACTTTAGCGTTCTTTTGAAGCTGAAGTTGAGCAGCCTTTTTTGTGCTGAGTGGATGTTTGAGAATCGTCAAAGGACTCAAGGTAAGATTCGAATATGATCGATTACTAAGCTGCTTCAAAACAGAGACTTTGCCTTGACGACCGGTGGCGGCCATTCTTTGCTTGTCGACTCTGTTCTGATAACGGTTCGTATTCTTAGCCTGTCGCTTTGACAGCCCGCTTTCACGAAGTCTGGCAACATTTGCCTTGTTGGCGGCTCGTCTCTGACCCCACTTCATTCCTTGAACACCGTAGTGCTCGAGGAAATCGTAAATATCCTTTACTGACACAGAAGTGCCTCCTTCTGTTGGTCAGTCGGATTCGGTCTGCTCGCCAGGAGTTTCCGCAGGTGTCGTGGGGGCCGAAGTCTCGACAGGAGCGCTTGCGCCCTCGTTGGGATCGGTCGTCGGGGTCGGATCATCAGGCGTCGGAACAACCGTCTCGGCCTGAGCGGATTCTTCGACAACCTGATCTGCAGAAACGGTCTCGGTCTGGGTCTCCTGCGGAGCCTCGGCTCCGGTATCGGAAGTATCGGTCATTGGAATTGCTCCTTGTTCACTTTGTATGCGACGTATGCATCCAGCAAAGCCGAAACGTTGTCGATCTTCTCTTCGGCACGCTTCTTCAGAAGCTTTCGATTACCATTAGTGTCCTCGAGAGTGATGGCGTTGCTCATGGCAAACGACATCAGCGCCTGATCAAATATAAGAGCTCGTTCCTCAGCGAGAATCTTGATCTCACCTAGAGGAACCGACTCTGTCTTTGCCCCCTGAATGACTTTCTCGATACCGAAGGGGCCGTTCTCCTGCTCCCAGCGGGTGACGAACTCCTTTGCGTTGTAAGGATCGAACCCAAAAGAGCGAACATCGTACTCGGAAGCTTGGATGAAAGCGTCGAGGTCGTCGTAGACTTCCATCATGTCGAGGATGTTCCCGTCCATGATCTGAAGACTACCCTCGGCGATGAACTCTTCGTACTTGAATCGCATGGCGGCCGGCAATTTCATCAACGTGAGCGAGGTGATGTAGCTCCTGGTCTTCACTCCAAAGGCCCCGTTGGGCAATGGGAACAGGAAAGTGAAGGCGCAGAAGTCGTCACCCTGCGAAAGATCAGCGCCAAGCGAGCAAGGCGTCGACCAGAAGTCCGTTGTCCGATGAGGAAGCGTCTCTTCGTAGGTGAAGAAGTACGTGTAGCCTTCCATCGGGATGCCGAAGCGCTTTGCTAGAATATCGTTACGAGATGCGGGTGCTTTCTCGGCTCTTTCGACGTCGAGATGATAAACGTCGTAGGTGACGGTCTTTCCAAGGTTCGGATTGGCCTTCAGCCACGTCGACGGGTCGTTTACTTCCTCGATGTCGTCAAGTTTGTAATGCCAAATGGAAACGTGAGGCGCATCGTACTCACCCTTGAGGATGTTAGCCAGTTCCATTTTGATTGTGTCACCGGAGCCGTTTCGAACGGTTCCTTCAGAGCTGATTGCCACGATCAGATAGTCATCCATCTTCGAGGCACCCTGCTCAATTGCCCCGACAACGTCCTCTCTGATGTCACCAGAGAGCCATTCATCGATAGTAGAGACCTTCGGCCTTAAACCTTGAAGCTTGTTGATAGCCATAGGACGAATCTCAATGATGGAACCAGTCAGGAAGTTCTCGATCCCCTTCTTGGTGGAAGCGAGCTTCTGCCGAAAGGCACTGGAACCACTGGTGTTGCGTACCGACCCCTCAGTCAAGAACTTGAACAGAGGGCCACGGGACCTGGTGATGGCGGTACGGATAGGAGACATAATCTCCTCCGCCTGCTTCATGGTAGGTGCCGTGGTGATCTGGTGTGTGGTAGAGGTGTCCACATTCAAGAAGTAGGCCTGGATGCAGGCACCGTACATCGACTTGGCTGCGCCTCTGGCGATGATGAGGTACTGCTTGGTGGTCAGACGCTTCTTGATGATCTTCTTGATGAAGCCCTGCTCTGGGTGGTAGACAGATCGCTCGACGTAGTAGTACCATCCGAAGATCTGCTCTGCCCAAACCTTGAACGTGTCAAGAAGATGAAGATCACTACCGTCGGTTAGAGTAAGCTCCCACTCGCAATACTTGATGAAGCCTTCAACCGCATCCTCATCGTAGTAGATGTTCGGGTTCCTGATGAGATCGTCGATGCGATTCATCTCAAGAGAGATCTCTCGGTTCACCGGAATCTCTCCAGCAAGAACTCTCTCTCTGAACTCTCCGTAGTAGCGAGGAGTTGCCGTGTTAGATAGAGCCACTCAACAACTCCTTTCCAATACTAAGCGGCTGCGCTATTACTACTCTTCTTCTTGAGTCCCTTTTGAATCGCTTGACCAGACGGAGAATTGGAGAACGCAATGGCTTCGTTGACGGTCTTGCCGGTTCCGAGAAGGCTCTTGACTGTGTTCAGCACTCGCTTGGATTTCGAAGGAGTTGCCTGGTTGAAGCGAGACTCCAGATTCACACGATTCAGGAAGGTGTTGATCTCGTTGTTGCTGAGAGCCTTGACTTTGACCTTACTCGTCTTGGCCTTCTTGTGAATCTGAGCTGCAGTCTTGGCATCTCGAGAATATCCAGAGAGTTTCTTGACTCCGCCCTTACGTCGAACGCCCCATCGCATTCCCTTTACGCCGTAGTGCTCGAGAAAATCTGAGAGATTCTCCGAGACACTCGACTGAGCAAGACTCTTGAGCTTCACAGGAGGATCTGAGTTGAACTCCTTGTAAAATCCAAGAAGAGCTCGCGCGGCCGCCTTCTTCTTGTCAGTTGGAGCATCAACTGGAGCTCGTGCGCCATCGAGAACTGCAGCTGCAGCGATGACCCCGTACTTGTTGAGTGCGCCGTTAGGGGTGCGGACAGGGAGTTTGCACTGATCCTTCGAAGTAGGCGGACCATCATGCATGTGAATGAGACAGGCCTTGTGCCACTGTGCCAAAGAATAGTCAGACTCTTTGTACTGATCCCACGGCTTCGTACTCACATGAGCAATATGTTCATGAATAAAGTCCTGTGCCTTAGTTACCATACTGTCTCCTCTACTGGTGGCGTGGGGAGAGGAATAAGGTTCTCTCGATCCACATTAAGTCGCCACTCGTGTTCTTCGATCTGCTTCTGCAACGCCTCGATAGCGAAGGAAGTAGCAGGAGGATCGAACAGTAGGCGAACCTTGAGATAGATGTAGGTTTGAACCCAGTTCAGTTGAATTTGAGTAAGACCGAGTTGCTCCCAGGTCTCTGTTTCACCTGTAATCGCGAAACCGATCTCAGGACCGATACCGAGCTGGTTCAATGTGGAAAATACAGCATTGATGTGCGTCAATATGTCCTGGTCGAACGCTGTGTAGGCTGCATCAATGCCGAGAAGCTTTTTGACGCTCTTCAGAATGCTGGTTTCCATTCAACCCTCCTTACCATAGTTTGGTATCTCCAGGAGTTCGCTCAGTAACGACCTTGGGAAAGGACGTCATAACGCCGTAATGAATGGAATTATGCGTGTCGTGTGTAGTGGTTATAAGGAATTCTGGGTCGAATATCCACTCTTCTGCATGAAGAATGTCCTCAGCTCTCATCGGGTTCATATGATGAATAAGAGGCCGATAATGGATCTCAAAACCCTCGATTCCGAGATCACAGCCGTTATCTCTCACCAGAACGTGGTTTCGAGCCAATTCCCACTCTCGAGAAGCGTAAAAACGCTGGTTGATATAACGATCGAACCCGAAAGTCGACCTACCGACACCGCCTTCGAGCTTCAGATACTCAAATCGCTCCTCGAAAGTATCGAACCTAGACAGCTCAGTATAGCTCAGAATCTTCGTCATCATAACCACTCACTTCCTCGCCTGAATATGCACGCATGGCGTTCAAAGCGTTCTCGTACAGCTCCTCGATGCGCTTGGCCGACGCAAGCTGCTCTCGCTTGGCGCTGAGGAGTAGATTCTCCTGCTGAAGTCGTTCCTGCTCGAGCTTCTCCCTCGTGGAAGCAAGCTTCAGAAAATGCGTGAGCACCTGAGAGGACGCAGTGCCTTCGCTCAACTGCCTTTCCGCAAGATCGACCGCCAGGGAAATGAGTTGGTTCTCCCTGCCTTCTGGCGTGATTGCCGGACGGCGACGTCTATTGTTGGTTCTCTTTGCACTCATTCCCCTCCTTTCTTGGGTTGGCTAGTGAGTTGCCATGAAATCGATCACAGCCCAAGTGTTTGGTCCGACGATTCCGTCGACAGTCATTCCGAAGAATGCCTGGAGTTCACGGATTCGATTCTCGGTCTGTTGACCGAAGATGCCATCGACAGTGATGTTTCCTCCAGCCTTGGCCAAAATGACGTTCTGAAGATACTTGACTCCGTTTCCCTTGGCACCTTGGCGAATAGTAGGCTTTTTGAGATGCGGCCAATCACCGAACTGGCTCGGCTTGACCGAGGAAATATAGTTCAGGATGGCCCAAGTCTTCGAACCCACAACACCATCAGCAACAAGACCGAAGAACGCCTGTAGATCGGAGACTCGCTTCTTGGTGTGTGGACCGAAAATTCCGTCGACAGCGATGTCACCACCAGCGTGGTCACGGATGATCATCTGGACCTGACGGACAGCATCGCCTCGAGAGCCAAGCTGTAACGTCGGCTGATTGTCGACAACAGGATTCGGAGTCGGTGTTGGACTCGTCGGAGAGTTCGGAACCGGCATTCCTTGATGGATCCAGTTGTAGCGAGCGTCACCAGGACAGGCAGTCGAACGCCATTGACGGTGACCGATGGCTGCGTCAGGTGCTCCGACAGCGTTGGCTACGTAGCGAACACACTCGCTGAAGCCGACCTTTTCCTCATCTGTGAAGGCGTTGTTCTCGCCGGCGATCCACATGATTCCATGGCTAACGCGGTTACCCTCATTGGTTCCGTTGGCAGCATTGATCACATTGAGCCCACGACCCTCAAAAACATAACCGTGCTGACAGACAAGGAAATTATAGGCGATGTCGTTCCAGCCTCGCCCATCCATATGGAAGCTTTGGATACCTCGAACAAGAGATGCGCAACGATCGTGAGATCCGACCGGAACATTCGGGCCGTTCCAGTGTCCAGTGGACTCCCTTGTCAAGCTTCCTACGCTGCGTGACCTCGGGGCTCTTGCCCCCCACTGCTGCCTACTGATCACTTGCATCTCCGAACGCCTCCTTGAATTGGTCGGGAGTCATGCCGGTCTCTTCCAATAGGACGTGCATCTCGAGAAGCTCAGTCGGAACCGACGGATCTCCGGTCTCTTCTTGAATTTCGTTCTCATCAGTCATTTAATCAACCACCCTTCGGCTTGCAAATTGGATCGACAACCGGTTCGAGACCTTTTAGCATCGTTACACCGCTCTTGACGAGGTTGTCGATCAGCTTCTGCAGATTCTCCTGATCACGGCAATCCATCTCATCGACAAGCTTCTGAATAAGCGCGGACTGCGCCTTGATAGACTGCGCTCTGGCTTCCGGCCCGGCCACCTCTGTGACAATTCTGTCAGTGTTGTTGACTGTATCGTTAAGAGAACGCAAGAAAACGGCTCCGCCAATCAAGATAATGAAAATGAAGCCGAATATGCCCATCACCAGATAGAACGGCTTCCGTATGCTCTCGACAATACGCGCCTCGAAGATTTCGATACGATTCCCGGTAAGGACCAGTCCGTCTTCTGTGGTGACGACTAGAGTTTTGTGTTGTTTACCTTCGCTTTCGTCTACCATTACTTCTCCTTACCGCTAGATGCTGTTGTCGTGGCGAACAGATAGCCTCCTACTAGCATGATAAGAGGGTTCATGTAATCCGGAGGATCGTACTTCGGATTTGCTATGTCAACGAGAAACGACAACGCCCACATGACGAGAACCATCGCCGTGAAAACTTGTTTTGTTGTCGGCTTCGTCTTGAGTTTCAGCTGAAACATCTTCTTAAGTTTCAGCATCGGCCACGCCGTCCTTGATGCTTGAGGCGGCATCGAACAGCGCCAACAAAATAACCTATTACCCCGCCAAGTATTGACCACAATAGGTCGTTGGACAGATGTTCCAATGTGTACCGCCTCCCTTTTACGAATTTAGAAGGGTCGTCGAGGATGAATGAGCGCCAGCAAGACCAAGATGGCGAGAAGAATAATGACGACGATTTCGAAAGTAGACACTACTATCCCCCTTTCGCTTGTTTGATTCTGACCACGTTGTCAGCCTCGTCTGCTTTTTTTGCTTGCTCCGTCAAATCGATAACAACTCGATCCTGCAGGAGATCGCGAGCGAACACCAGGCCTTTGCGATAACCCTTGGCCCAGTTGTGGGCGTCACGTCTATCAAGAGTCTTATGTGACTCAGCGATAGCGTAATCAATCTCGGCGGTAAGTTCTTTGAGAATCCCCGTGACATCCAACATGCCTTCTCCTTGTATTACTCGCCGTTTTCTTTACCGAATAAATCGATTTGAGGAGATTTTCGGTAAAAAAAGAAGTGAGTGCGCGCGCCCTCTCGAAGAAAGCCCTCTTATAGCGACTTCTTACCTATTGAGCGAGAAGATGAGGTACTCTTCACCCCATCCAACAGCAACTCGGTCGAAACCGATCATTCTCGGTGGAAACTCCACGAAAGTCCCGACTGGTCCGATCGTTACATGCGGATTGAAGGGAAATTCGCTTGCGTTCCACTTCTCCACGGTCCTTCGCATGGCCATTAGCTCTGGAGTCGGCTGGAGACGGAAGACGTCGACCTGGTCGGTCTCCTTCCCGAACGTCTCTCTTGCGATCACCCGCAGTGCGATCGGTCTTGCCAGAGACGCCAGCATGGATGCGTCCTTCGCCAGATCGCTGAATTCAGTAGGCCCGAGATCGCCAACCGTTCCAGCATAGACTAACGTCAGATGCGGAACCTTTGTCTTCTGCCAATCGTCTACCATCGACGGAAGGAGTGCTAGCATTACACCGTCTGAAGCTGGTGCGTCTGCTGGATCCATTGTTCACCTCCTATACGGTGATTGACTCCTTGAACACCACCTCTAGAGGTTCTCCGAACACGTTGACGGGTTCCCCATTGGTGATTCTCTTCAAATCCATGTAGCCAATCGTTCGATTAACGCCTGCAGAGATAAGATCGTCCAGAGTGAAGACGAGCTCGCCATCGGTTCCGTCGGTAGCGAAATCGATTTCCCAGGTAGCAATGAGCTCTGAGTCGGCTGTCTTTCCTGCACGAATCTCACTCTTGAACGTATCTGTTGACACGTCGTAGCCCAGACTCACCGGAATAATGGTTGTTCTTCCTTTGAAAACCTCAATCTGTTGTCTCATCGGGTTCCTTACCTACGACTACGACTCTGCACTGACTACAAGTAGCATGAAGCATCGTTTGGCTGGTCTGGACCGCCGGAATCTCTTTGCCTGCGCTAGGACAGTTTGCCCTGTCTTCTTCTGAAAGAGATTGACATTCAGGAATAAACAGTCGAGGATCTTCCATCCTAACTCCTTCGTCAGGCAGCCAGCAGATCGATGAGCGGTTGCGCCATCCAAGCGTGTCCAGCAGGGTTCGGGTGCGTGTACTCGGTCCCGGTGGCATAACCCATCGCAGTGATCCAACGAGACACACCACGAGTACGGCGCTGAACAGAATACACGGGAAGACCTTGGATGTCGGCGACGGATCTAATCGCTTTGGCGTATGCGTGCCGTGCGCCCCACCCTGTGGTTAGAGCGTTGTCACTCAACGCCATGTGAATCAATAGCGCATCAAACCCAGGGACGGTTGGCGATTGCGGGTTGTATTGCGGCATCCAAACTAGCTGCTGTAGCAGATTCGCACGCAGAGTGTCTTCCGTGACAGACTGATTGATGTCGTTATGACCATGCTCCAGGAGCCAGACTGGGTCTGTAATCCCAGCCGGAGATCTTCCAGCCCACCACCCAGCTCCAGCGTAATAGTGCGCCATCAACCACTGACCAAGAGTTGCTCCTCCGGTGTGAACCAGCTGATTGATTAGACCAGAAGAGCTACCTGCTACAGCCCAGTTGTCGACGACAACTCCGGCGTCGTTATAGGCGTAGAAATAATCGAAGCTCATTCCAGAGTTCGACACGTTCTTGATCTCAACGGTGTGTGTTCCAACACCCATATCGATCTCTGGGCCCATGAACAAACGCGTCGTAGCGTTCCCTGCAGCGATTGTTTGGCGAAGAACACCGTCGACCCGGATTTCGATGTTGCCTGTATAGGTAGACTTCTGAACCAAACCGACGAAGCCTCGTCTACCTCGAACACCGCTTATGGTGATTCGAGAGTTGTTGCCCGTAGTGTCCAAAGTAAATCCGGACTGACCCCCAGAAGCTGTTGCCCAGGTACCGAAGGTACGGGTAATCGGAAGACTAATCGTTGGGTAGAGTCCTACATAGCTCTCTTGGTTCTTGTTGGCCGTGATGACGCCAGTTCCGCCATCTCCATACTGAGCTTGAAGTGCATCGCGAAGTTTACCGAGCATTCCAAGGTTCATGATGTCTGGGAATGCAGAATAACCTTCTAAGATGGAATCTCCGAACCCAGCAATCGGGACAAGTTTCGTATTGGCTTGAGCCAACTTAGCTTTTACTCGATCGATCCACGGTTTGGTTACTTCAAGCTCGACCAATCGAAAAGTTTCAATTGGGTCAGCCGCAATCAGCTGACCAGTCTTATCCCACGCCATCAGCTTAGTGTATAGACGTCGCCGTTGGACACGTCGAGATAGTGGTCGCCTGCCTGAGATCCAGCGATGGTTCCAGGAGCACCAGTTCCAGTGTACCAATTACTACCACGAGGACCAGGTGCGCCGTCGGCGCCAGGAGCTCCGTCTGCACCAGGAGTACCCTGGATTCCCTGATCGCCCTGTACACCTTGCGGACCCTGAGGACCAGTAGCACCCTGTGTGGCCAAGAGCGCCCAGCCGGCATTCACAGCGGCGTCGTCGGCACCAGGATCAGCAGACGTTCCTGTCGGAGGAGTTCCGACAACCGTCAACGTGTCGTCAGTGACGAAGTAGGATGACCCACCCCACCCGACGGCATCGTCGTTGACGTAGGCAGTGCCGACGTCCCATGCACCACGCCAATTCAATCCACCAGGACCTACTGGGCCAGGCTCACCCTGAACTCCCTGAGGTCCCTGAGGCCCTTGAGGGCCGCGAATGTTACCTTGTTGAGTCCACGGCATGTGGGACCCCTTTCTATAGCTATGTCAGCACATATAGATCTCCAGTAAGCGTGTCAACGTACTCGTCGTTCGGTTGTGCGCCCACAATAACGCTAGGGGGGCCCTCTCCATACCATCGGGTTCCACCACTTCCTGCACCCGGTGGGCCCGCTGGGCCTTGTAAGCCCGGTTTTCCTGGTGGGCCTGGAGGACCAGCATTCACAACGCTGACTGCTTTATTTGGAGAGACGACTATTCTCTGTGTTCTTGACAGAACCTTGACCTCAGCCATGCCGGTTCACCTCCTTGGCCTTAATGCTCTAGGACAGCTTACGTAGAATCAACTCCGAGTAGAGCTCCGGTCCGGTGCTACCAACTGTGGCGATCCCGAGAGTCGAAGCTCCTGCTGGGCCAGTCTCGACCTTGTGTTCGAGTTGGATGTCGGATTCCACGTCGAGAGTGAAGCGAGAAAACAGCTTCGAGGAGGTCTGAGCATAAGTCGAGGACTGTGAGGACTGCCCGGCTGTTCCGTATCGAATGACATCGGCCGCGGTAACGTTGTAGAGACGAATACGATGTGTGGCGCACATACGAGCAACACCGTAGCCATCCGCTTCATACGTTCCGGCAGGAAGTGTCAGGACGCCGGCCGCCAATGTCACGCCGATCTCGTCGACTAGGATGGTGTTCAGAGGACGGACGCTCCACGCAGCACCTGGGGTGAGAGGCTGTTGCGTCCCAGAAGCAAATTCCTCGGAGACATGGAGGAGTTTTGGAGCGCCTGCACCGGCACCCACACCTCCGACTCCGCCAGGAAGAATAAGGCTCTCTGTCATCAGTCGACCTCGCTGGCGTTCGCCGTAGTATCAGCGTCAGCCTGACGGATGGCCAGAACCTCTTTGGTCGGGTAGTAAGGAGAAGAAAGCGTGAGGGCCCCACCCGCGGACACGAGCTTCCCGTGTGTTGGTGACGGGTCGGAACCATCGGTTGTCACACGCATGGCCTCGGGTCCGGTGTTGATGATCAGAGCGCTTTTACGTCCTGGGTTGGCCTCGAGGAGAGTGACAACTACCGAACCGACCGTGACGTCGTCGTTGTCTGTGGCATCACCAGATGATGGAATGTCAACTACGTCTGAAACAGACATCTAACCGACTCCTTTCAAGTTGCCCAAAGTGGACAATTCGGACAACGATTGGTCTAAAAACTCCCCCGGAGCATTTTTTGGG